AACCCCTCACTAACAGGGGTCCACTTTGGATCTTGTTTGAAACGCTCAAGTAATACTTTTAATGATTTCTTATCCTCCTTTTTATTAAGCCAATGGTTGATAACAGAGGTAATATCGGTCGCACACTCATCACAGAGTGGAGATAGTATTATCTCGCCATTCGTTCTTGTTTTTAATACAAGACTGCTCGTACCAAATCCATGTTGAAGTGGTATGTCTTTTTGACATCTTTCACATTTCACCGCGATCCTCCCTTTCTCGCTTATTATAGTCATACTTACTCCTTTCCATTCTTCATCGCCTCGTCCATTACAGCCTTTAAGACATCCGCCTGCCTCTTTTTGGTTTCCGCGTTTGTATTGGCTCCGGATATAATACCATTAATGAACTCTTTAAGCGCATCCGTAAGCTTCTTCCGTGTTGTACTCTCACCCGCAGAGTATCCAAGAAGATATCCCATAAGCCACATAACAGCTGCAAATATAATCCCTGCCCAAGTTAACTCAATCATTTAATTCTCCTCCATTCTCTTTAAAGTCCTGATATAGCGTTACAAAGTTCTCAAAGTCATAATCCGTCATGATTGCCTTAAGGAACAAGACGAACTCTTTGTAGTCCATCTCACGCTTGTTTTCTTCCATCTCCGTTACCTCCAAATATTCTTACCAATTCACAGCTATATCTATCCAGTTACTACCACCAGACATATAAATGAAAGTGCCAGTATCACATACAATACCCGTACCTAAAGATGTTTCCACCAACGTTCCTCGTGGATGAACACTAAGATCACTAGCAACCATAATATAATCGCCCAGCATCTTGCAGCCATCAGATCTAACCCAATATTCGCCATGTTCGATTCCCTCCGAATCCATCAATCTAATAACCCCACCCATCGGCAAGTTGTAATACGTCTCTTTTCCGCTAGGGCCGTAAAATACCCCAGCACGCTTTGTTAAATGATCACCCGAAGAATACGCCACTTCAGAATTAGAATCGCTTGTAGGGGCATTTACGGGCGTTTCAGGGGCATTCTGAGCGGCTTTTTTCTCATTTTCCTGCACTGCTGCCACAAATATAGCGATTTCTTCGTCTGTAGGACCTATTTTAACCTCAGGAGACGGCGTAAGACCAACTTCTTCTATATCATCTTCTAAAATATCCGTGCTCTCCAAGCTCTCCAGATCCACCCAGTCCAGCTTCGGATGAATCATCGTTGCTACTCCCGCTCTCACATCCTGAGCCTTCACTACATTTGAATTCGTCACGCTTGTGTCTACGGGTTGCCTTACAGCTACTATAGTCATAAATACAGTTGTCATTAACACGATAACTGCAGACCCAGTTCTTGCTTTTGAAAAAACCATCTTTCCTTTCCTCCTTCGATTCCTCAAAAAGTGTGAAAATAAAAGCGAGGACTATCACAGCCCCCGCCAAAATAATTATTGGTGTCATTATTATTCCTCGCCACTTTCTTTAAACTCAACTAAGAAGTCCTCAACCCATTTAGGAACGTTTTTATATGGTAGCAAAGTTGATATATGAATACACCTGCCGATATGGTTTAACTTGTACCAATTTATATATTCCCCGGTTTCTCGATTAATAATGTAATTTTCTCCATTGTAATCTAAATAGCAATCATATTTGGATGTGGAATACTCCTCATTCTCAAGAAAATCAAGAAATGTCGTCGAGTCCCCGAATATCTTAGTTACGGAATTACAAAATAGATCTCTAAGATCTTCTGTACGAAAATTCATTTGGTCAAATATCATTTCTCACACCTCACCTTCTTTGGCTGCGGATTGACTGATGGCAATTCTTTAATATCTTGCCGCACTGACTCATTTTCTGAATCATGCCCTAATTCCGCCTCACTCGCTTTGATGTATTCTAGTACCGATTCTCTGCTGATCGCATCCACCTGTGTTACAATAATCTGCATCCACTCACGAATTGACTTGCCATCGTACAGAATCTCATCGAGTGCTTTTTCTGCTATGTTCTTCACCATTTCTTCGTACATTGGAAATTTAGCCATCGTTTTCCTCACTTTCTTTAATCCCCATTTGGGTGGGATTCATAGAAGACCAATAAATAATCTGCAATCTCCTTGATCTCTTCTAAATCAAACATATCTTCCGCGGTCTCATCTCCCAGTTCTGCACCAGTAATCGCCCTTCGCATAGTCTTCATCATAGGTGTCAGCGTGACTTTTTTCGTACCCGTTATTATCTTTTCTGCCACGGTAATAGGCATATCATAATCTTCTATCTGTATCATTATTATTCCTCGCCCTCACTTTCCTGTGGCGCAGCATCAAGAATATCAAGAAATATATTGGCCATACGGTCAGCACCTGTAATCTTGCCTTGTTCTTCCGCTATTCGTCTTTCGCATTCTCTTACGTAATCGTTTCTATTAGTAGTTAATGCTATGAGAACTCTATCTTTCTGCTCTTTTGTCATTCCACTTCCTCCGGATCTCTTAAGAAGTTCCCCAGAAGCATATCTCTAACCTGGAGAGCTTCTCTGTTGATAAACACAACTTTCTTTTCATCAGACGATACACCGTTCTGCGTTACAACAAGGTAAGCGTTATCGCCCTCGTTGTTCGCTGCAGTGAACGTCCAGGTCCCTGATTCAATCATCTCTTTCCTCCTTACTTAAATTATTGCTTTTAAGTATGCTTTTCCAAGCCCCTCCATGTATCTACGCCACATTTCATCTTCCTCCATAGATATCGGCTGCGTCGTGAGATACTTACCTCTTTTGTAATAAGGCGTATAATACTTATCTCTTACGTAACAAGCCCTATCCTCGGGTGCCACATGCTCAAGGTCATTCTTGAGACTCTCAATGCGTTCCAACGACTTGCCGGCCTCGATAATATTGTCAAATATAATCTTCTCCATCTTTTCTACGAACCCGTCTGTAAGATCTTCAACAGTTTCGTTGTATTCGATTTCTCTATCTTTAAATTCACCCATTTCGTACCTCCGCTTCTTTTCTAAGGTCACTGATAAACCTTCGCCAAATATCCCTTTCTTCCTCAGGCATCTTTAATCCAAGATTCTCATATAGATCAATACGGCTATAGTAATAGGTCTTGGCTGCTATGTATAAACGCTCTACGTCATTATCCGCTGCTATTTCGTTTATACCTTCTATAACCGTATGTCCAATCCCGATTATTCTTGTATAATTCATGAGATAACGCTCGAGATCACTTACGAATAACTCTGTTGTTTTAGGGCTTTTTCTCGGGGTTTTACATGATATACCTATTAATGCGGCCTTTTTCCTAACCGCTCTCTCTGTTCTTCCAATCCGCTCGGCAATGGTTTTATAGTCCATGCCTTCATGACAAAGCTTTACCAGTTCAAGCTGTTCTTCGTCGGTCCAATAATAAGGCTTCTTTTCCATTTCGTACCTCCGTCAAATATCCTTTCCTTCCTCAGAAACCCTGATTGCACAAATCTCATCACGCGTCCTTCTTCCAAACCTGATCGTGGAAATCTACATTTCTATCGTAATGATCCATAACCTCTATCTCTTTAATGAATGCCCAATCCTTCTTGTGTTCTTTCTTTAAATGTTTCTCGGCTGCTTCTCTGTTTGAATACATCCCATAGATCAATGGGCCATGCTCATACTTATCAATGACTAAATATACTTTCATTCTTATCTCCTTTCCAAAATGACTACCCTATGACCGTCTGCTCCCAAGTAGTCTGCCGTTCGATTTCCACTCCTTTAAACACGACCGGTTCCCCATTGAAAAAACTAAAAGAGCCCCAACATTTCTGTCAGAGCTCTTTCGTCTGTGACACTTAGCAATATATCGTCGGATCGATTCCGAACGATTTAACTAAGTACTTGACCTCTTTTGTCTTAAGCTCAGTAACAATCCATCTGTGACCACATGCGCCGATCTCTTCGGTATACTCGATACCGTTTTCGTCGAGCCATATTTTGGTCTTCCAGTTAGCTTCCTGCTTCTCATCAACAACACTGTCAAGATTAAACTTTACTACAAATTTCATTTCGTTTCCTCCTATAATATAATTAACTATTGTGTCATTATAGGGTTTGTAAAGTTTGCTTAGATCTCCTCGAAAGCTCTCTTAACTGCTCGATATATAGTTTCCTCTAGCTGAGAAAGTACTCTGTCACTGAGATCATCAACGATTGCGCCGGTTAATTCTACTGTATTTTCTTTAGCTTCTTCCGTCGGTATCGCCATTTCTACCTTAATCTCTGGCTCTTTTGGCTTGATCATATCGTATGGAATATCAAAAAGCTTCCAAAGAAGAAGTGTTATATACTTTGGAATATAATTGGCGGAAATCCAATTGTTTAACGTTCCGGGTAATACTCCCATTTTTCTTGCTGCTTCAGATACCGTCCCACACGTGCCCTCAAGTCTAAGTCTAAGCCCATGCCCGTCAACGAGATCATACTTATCTTCCTTGGGTCTCCAGTATTTCCTCTTTTGGGTTGCTTCCGAAAGTTCCGTCTTATTACTACAACAAAGACCGAGTCTCTTTGACTTATTCTGCACCGAATTATAACTTCTATGTAACGATTCTGCTATCTGGTGATAATCATAACCAGCATCAATCAAACCCCTTAAGGTCTCGATCTCATTTTCACTCCAACTTTTTTGTATTTTTGCGCCCATATCTAAGTTCTCCTTTCCTATACATATAAGCATCCGCTTCGAATTCCGAATATAATTCAATTCCCCGTCGAATTAACTCAGAACAAGGAATACCGAGGCGCTCTGATTCAGATCTTATCCATATCCGCTCTTCCTCGGTAAGTCTTATTGTTACACGTTCATTTCTGGGTTCCATCTTTACTCCTGTCGCTATACGATCTGTAAGATACAGGTGTCTTTGGTCTCATCTTTCTATCATTAATCAAGTCTTGCGCCTTCTCGTATTCCATATAAGCACCAACCCATCCTAACAAGCCAAAGAACAACCAGAAACACGTTAAGAAACCTTTGATAAACTTCATTCCTCTACCTCCTTAATATGCATTAAGATCATACGTTTCATTCCCGTCGTTTGTCGACGCATGATACTGCCTACTAAATTTCTTCTCAGGTTCAGGCATTACACCGTTAAGAAGCTGTGGTTCAAGGCCCATCATCACAAGATCTCCTAAAGACAATGTTGTCTCTTTGAGATAGTTATCCGGATCTCCTGAACCCAAAGCATATTCCAAAGCTCTGGCATCGTCTTCCTTTGAACGAACAACCTTGATCTTAACCCAGTAAGGATATACTTGAGATACTGTCCATCTACGATTCTTGTACCAGACAATATCCCCGATTCCTACTTTTGTTACTGTCCTGCCATCAGCCTTCTCCTGATGAAAGTAGTCACTTATGTTACTCACTCTTAGCCACCGCCTTTCCATAACGTTCTATTGCATGCTTAGCAAGGCGATCAGCCTCTTCGTTCCATTTCACACCGTTGTGCGCCGGAACCTTCTCGAATAAGATGTCCATCGTCTTCCTCGCTTCATACACTACCCTGAAATAACTCTTCGTTGCCGGCTTCTTTGCTTCCCACGTCATATCAGGCCATGCACCGACACCTTCGTAATCATGGCAGATATGAAGGTTTTTAACTCCGAGCTCTATCGCTTTATCGATGGCTAACATCGCAGCCATTATTTCGCCACCTACGTTTTTCATCGCCGTAAGCGGTCCTGCTGTGCTGTATTTGTCCCCCGTCGCACGGATTTCTCCATACTCATCGAAAAGAACAAACCCGGCGCCAACGACACCGGGAGTCTTAGATGAATATGATCCGTCAACGAAGGCTGTCCAAAAATCAACCTTCTTCATAAATATACCTCCTTAAAGCTTTACTGTTAGACTATCCACAATGTAGCCACTCTCTTTGAGCGATCCCATTTGTTCTTGCATGAGCTCTTCTTCGTTGACGCAAAACATATAAGCGTTCATGCAACTTTCCGTTTGGTTCAACTTAAATAGTCCATCTTTATTGATAAGAAAATGGACCTTCTTCGAACCTGGTCTAATGGCAGCGACGATAGAGAACGTCTTTTCGGGCATATCTATAGCTTTAGCGGTCATTCTCCCGGAATATCCAGACCTGTTTACGTCGCCATCCATAATACCCCCATGGATCCTTCCGAGTTTTGTTCTCATTGCCCCCATAGAGATATCCAGCTTATCCGCCTCCTTACGCTCTTTCTCTTCGCGTTGAATTTTATCGAGCTTCTCCTTATGAAACTCATTGTATTCTTTTATAGCCTCGACGTCAGGGCGGATCTCCTGACCATTCTTTTTGAACAAATCGCGAATATAATCGTAATACTGTTTCGTTGCGAGTGAATAGTAATCAGAGGCATTCTCAAAGCCTTCCTTTGTGTATGTCACTTGTGTGTCGAAGAACCGCTTTGTTTCTGACTGGAACGATAAACCCTGTAGAGCTAGGAAATTCACATATGGTATAAGACCACAATATCCCAAATATTCAGGTATCAATGTCTCATACAGCCTAGCTATACGATTATCGCTTTTCTCTATATCAGAACGAAATGCATCAACAAGTTCTTTTGTTTCGATGCTGTATTCTTGTACAGAATATATTAAACTTATAAACTTCTTTCTCTGAGATGATAGAGAAGATATAAGAGTCCAGCAGGTTCTTGTTAATGCATGCGTATCAACGCCATATTCTTCTTGCGTGATTTCTAATATCTTTCTTATTGTTGACCACACCCATATGGCGGTCCTATACCTATAGGACAATCTGCTAAGGTTCTCTTCAATCACTTCATTATACTTTGTGTATACGCCTATCCTGGATTCTCTAAGTTTACCGTTCTCGTACTTCCAAATGAGCCTTTCTTTTTCGCCTAAGATCATTGGGATCACTCCTTTCATAAACTCCAGTTCTATCTACTTTGCTTTTGCGGTCAGCGCCTCAGTTCTTCTAAAGAACCAGTTGATTGCATACTCCTTTCTGCTGTTTGTAACTCTCGAGCGTCTCTTATGCTTCTGCTTTGATGCCATTGCTATTCACCTCCTCATCCTATCTTAAACGAAACACCGTTGTCCTGCTTCTGAGAATCCAGTTTGCTAGCTACAGATGAATATATCCGTGTAACCTGATCAAGCTGGTTGTTATAGTTTCTCAGGACATTCTCAAGGTCAGCGTCGAACTTCTGAGCTGCCTTTGCTGCTGCCGTGTCGATCACTTCCTGGCGAATGCCATCCACAGATATGTTCTGGACCTTTTTGTCGATCTCAACACGAACGTTGTCCTTGATCGACATATACTCGTCTGCTACTGCTGCCTTAACCTGCTTTGAAATATCCGCAGATACCTCATTCACACACTTAGTCGTAGCGGCTACAACCTGGATCGAAGCCTGCTTCTTTGCTGCTTCTTCAACTGCCTTGTCTACGATGTCCTGCTTGATCTGAATATCCGTACGCTCGTTAAGATCTTCAAGTGTTCTATCAAGCTTTCTTGCTATCTTGTCTGCCTTATGTCCGGAATATACTCCATAACCAGTACCAACGACCCCAGCAATTAGTGCTGCGTACACCAAAATCTTCTCATTCGTGTTCATCTTCCTCTAACTCCTTTCTATACTCTCTGTATTCTTCTTCTGTCGGGAACCGCATCCATCCTTCTTCCTGCAGCAACCCCCAGTAGTCTCCTCCGGTATAGTATCCTTTTTCTTCCATTTCGTAGGTACCTCCGTTCCCTTACGCATACCAGTCTCAAGGCAAGTGTTACAGGGGTCGTCGTAGTCTTTAACGCCCCTGTGCTCGCACTTTCGACAGTATTTATGGAAATTAACTTCCTTTAACTGACTGTCACCCATTTACTTTGCCTCCACTGCTGCCTCAATGGCTTCATTGAACTTCTGTGAGCCAATCATCTTATTAAACTCACCAAAGTGCTCATTCATACCTTTGAGGACTTCCTCTGCAGCATCGCGAGAATATGATACGCCAGATCTCACACGCCCCTCCTGTCCAAGCGGCGTTACATCCTGGATAAATATGTTGAAGGCGTCAACGCCATCATCCCAGGTTGTTACAATCCGTCTCTCGCAATACTTCTTTCTGTAAGCGCCGTGCACGATTTTGTTCACTGCCAAACAACCACCGACGCCAGCTACCAATCCAACTCCTGCTGCTATCCCAAGCACCACGTTACACTTGATCTGATCCTGTTCTTCTTTGGATCTGTCTTTCCATTTTTTCATTGTTTTCTACCTCCTAATCTAATCTCCGATACACTCGGCCTTTATCTCGTAGAGAAGACCGCCATACTTACTTGTCGAGTGGCACACAACCGGCCATTCAATCTCGTTGTACTTGACACCCTTAGCAAGGGCTCCCTCATGCAAATCGATAAGACCGTCCTGGAACTTGACTTTCCCGTCATGCTGACCCAAAACATAGGAAATTCCACAGCCAACTACCGTAACCGCTGCCATTCCTCCTAATGCTATAGGCAGTCTGTACTTGTTCCACCATTTCTTAATCCGTTTTGTGTTCATACGCATCTCCTTTCAAAACAACACAAAGTAATAGAGAGGCTGTGTTCCCACATTCGACCCAACACCTGGGTCTACCTCTCCATTACAGCATTTGTGTTTTTTGCGGAAATATAACTTATTCGTCTTCCGGTCCGAAGTAATCTGCGTACTTCTCGTCCAGACGTGACTCCTGAATAACCACACGTAAGTCACGAAGATACGGGTTACGTCCAGGCTGTGATGCCGGTTCGAGCACCACGTCAGCCGAGATAATATCCGCATAATCAATCTGTCCGCATGTCTCCATGTTAAGATCAACAGAATTACGCTTCGTATACATGGTGATTTTCGGTGTGAAGAATCTATCGGATATGTTCACTGAAAGATAGTGTGCCGGCTCGTCTCCTTCTTCTCTTGGAGCCAATATCTTCACATTCCAACCATCTTCCACAAGCTGATCCACAATATCCTCAGGGACAATTACTCCAAACTTCTTCATCCCCTCCATGTTTACCACACGTCCATCCGTACGGGATCTCTCCTCACGTCCTGTGAAATTCTTAAATATAAGTCTTGCGTCCTCAATTACTAAATTCTCTCTTCTCATTTCTTCTTTTTCTCCTTTCCTACTGGAATATCCTCAAATGGCATCTCATCACCATCAAGATCTTCCGGAATATTCATAAAGTCATCGTTTGGTAAAGAAATAGGAGACCCTGACACAAACTGTTCAAAGTCCCCGTATTTCTCAATTGCTTTAATTGCCTCATCACAAAGCTTATCATAGTAAGAAATATCAATATCTCCTTCTTTGTGAAGTGCTTTGACATCGTCGCTCTCAAGCCATCGATACCCTTTTGTTCCCTGCATCGCAAAGTATTTTCCGTCTTTGTACCGATATAATACTCCGCCTCCTTTGCCTTCTTGTATAGGTGAGAACAATCCGACTCGTCCTACGAAAATATAATTGTGGCCTTTTGCTATCTCTGGATCCAATTCAGCCATCTTCTTTTCAAATGTTGTGTCGGATAATGTTCCTTTCCTATAGTCGTCCTGATACTTCTTCTTTTCTTTCTCAAGAGCCGTCACATCCGGATAACCTTCGTTCATGTCTATGTAAATATCCCCTTCTTTGACAGAGAATGTTTCACAGAAATCCCTGAATGTTAAATCTTCGTGTGTGAATAAGCTCTTAAACAAATATGGAACAGCAAACTGCTCAGCTTTAGCCAGCCATTGTCCAGGCGTATCAGGATCGTCATCAGCACACTTTGCTATGAACGTCGAGGTGTTGACCAAGCAAATCCTCTCAAATACATTCTCTATCTCAAAGTTGTATCCGTAATCCTTACCGAAGTTAAATATAAACTCCTCGATCTCAGGACTCGGATCTACGACTTTCAGAGAGTCCGTCTTACAGGATATAACATGGAACCCGCGCTTTTCTACTTCTGCTTTGAGTGTTACCATGAATAACGCGCCACGAAGAGCTACGATGTTGTTGACATTTCTCGGATCATGCATAGGATGGTCCCAAGATGCTGCTGTCAAACCATATACAGCATTCACGGCTGTTTTCAAGGCATTCGACAACGCTTTTGCTGTTGAATCATCTTCAAGATACTTGGATACCTTGCCGTCCATCATCTTACGAGCTGTCTTATAGTCTTTGTGCTTTATCGCTACTCTTAGATCAACAAGCTCTCCAAACCTCTTTGTATAATCCTTAAACAAATTTAAGAACCGTATTGAAGCCGGATGCTCTCCCTGGACATCAAACGTCTTAACGCGATAATATATGCCAGGGTCTGAGAAGTTCCAACCACCAAAGCCGACATCTTCTCCACGATACATATTATGAGGCTTATGATCCTCCGAATCGCTCGGCGAAATATACTCATAGGTATCAAACTTGTTGAATTTGTTGTATGTCCCATCTGTGCTCTTACCAGTACTGAAATCCGTATACACAAGCTCGGGATGCCGTTCAGTTCCAAATATGATTCGCGTTGTGAGGTTGTTCGTAGACGTACTAACTGGCATACCCGCTAAATCTGCTAAGATCTGTCTCGCCGTCCAGTCTCCCCACAAATATAACATTGCTGCTACCGTAGCTGCTACGTCATTGCAACAATACAGAGCAACCTTTTCCCATAGCTCTTCTGGAACTTCTTCATCCCACTTGAGGCCGAGTTCTTGATGCGGCACATCCATGTCAATCTCAAGCTTCTTAAGACTTTTCTTATTTGAAGCAGATGCAAAATCAAAAATATCCGTATAGCCAAGGTTGCGTGCCTCGTAGAACGTTCCCTCATACGAGCCCTTTGGTCTGTTGATGTTCTTCTGACTGAGCTTGTAAATATCAGGATTCTTATAGCCTAAGATACGCGCATAGAGCATGTTGTTGTCATAAGAAGTATTGTTAAACCCTATCAGTCGATACTTACATAACTTCTCAATATCAGTCGGCGTAGGATTGATCATCTTTACAATCTTAAGGTCTTTTATAATACTTCTTAAAGGCTCACCGTCACCGTTATCATAACGTTCAAGTAATGCGTGAAGCTCTTCCTCTGTCAATTTACACCAACAAACGACAAACAGATTTGGGAATACCTCCACGTCATAGAAAATATACGGCTGCTCGTCATTCGGCACATTCTCAGAAGCATCTTCGGAACACAATTTGAGTTCTGGCATAAGACCTACGCAATAATCCGCCTTATTCGTACTGCCCATTGCAAACGTTAAAATATCCTGTCGCATGTCTCGTACGTCATAATGCAGACCAGATGCATATGCGTCATCCAGAATCTTTTTTATGAAGTCCATCGAAGGTTTGGTACCCGGATGAATATCCTTAGCGAGATTCCTCACTATCAGAGTTCTCAAACCCTTCTCAGACTTGATTGAATCGAAATTTACCACTTTGTCTTCTCCTTTCAACGGTAAACCCGAAGATATAGTTGCTATTGGAAGATCGTTACATTTCGTAAGTTTCCTCCTAAGCGAACTGTTTCCGACGTTAACCTTGATCTCAATATGCTCTCCATAGACCCTTGCAAGCTTCTCCGGATCTCCACTATAAATATAATGAAGATGTATACCTTCTCCGGACTTACTCAATTCCGCATAAGTCGGAGGCCATAACGTCGCTGCCTGCAAGTTCTTCTCAAAGCATTTGTTTCCCTCTTCATCAGGAATATCAAAGTCAATGGTTATCAACTGCTTAGGAACTTTGACATAATGTAACTTTGATGTATCTATGTCTTCCAATTTAGTTCTTACGTTTTCCCATTTATACCGTGGTGTTTCATCTTTTGTCGCTAACTGTGCCGGACAATCACTACAAAACTCATCAAGCTTAGACGGTTGCTCCTTAAATATAATCTTAAGCTTCCCGTCCTCAGTTGTGTGCCTCTTTGGTGCCTTCGTTACGAACTTGTCTGCTCTGAATCCAGAATATACATTCCAAGCTTGAGAGCCGTCTTTTAGTCTTCCTCGTTCTTCATATGTCTGAAAATAATTCTTCAGTTCTGCTTTGAATGCTATCTGTTTTAGCTTATATGGAACCATTGCGTCATCACAATAATGCTTATACCTCTCCCATGCCACTTTCAACGTTGTCTCATCTTCATCAGAAAATTCGAGATAGTACGTCATAATATAATCATAGAAGTCGTTAGTTTCACTAAGCATGTCTCTTGGGATATAGTCTTCATAATAGTCGGGATCTTCCAAATATACCTGCTTGCAATGATATGCTATCGCCCCGTATTCAAACCCAACAAGTTTAAACAAACGATCATACTCTTTCTTTGGCAACTTATCCCCCGTCGGACGAACATCGATAAGTCTTCTTAATAAACCCGACTTAGAATCTGTTATTCGTACTGGTTCATTTGTACCTATCAAAAGAAATGTCTTAAAGGCCTGCTTGTATTGTTTCTCATACTTTGTATTCACGAGCATAAGTTCATGAGATATAAGTGTATTCAGACTTGTGTTATCCTCGATCTTAGACAACTTGCCTTCGTGATCAATTGCCACTAATGGATTCTCTTTGAACGCTTCCAGAGTAAACGGATTGTTCGATTGTCCAAGAACCTTAGAGCTAAACCCCGTGCAATATCCTTCAAACATGTTTGCAATGATCTTAAGGATTGTTGACTTACCAGTTCCTTGGGCTCCATAAAGCACTAAGAATTTCTGTATCTTAACAGAATCACCGGTTACTATTGCGCCTATCGCCCATTCGATTTTTCTTCGCTCTTCCTCAGAATATAATACAGACATGAGACGATTGTAACTGTCTAACGGTCCCTCTTCCAATGAATATGAAAGTCTTCTACTTGCATAATCCTCTTTCTTGACAGGATCGTTCGCAAATATAATTCTCTCATCAAGCGCATGGAAACAATCTCGTTGCTGTTTCTGACAAAACTTATGAAACTTATCTATCGTACCTGTGCTTGCAACGCGTATCCATTGCACCTTTATGGATCCGTTCACACTATCTTTACGCTCTTCCCAATATTTTCTAAGTTCTGCATCTATGAGATTTAAAGCATCATCTTCGTCTGTGCTCCAACGCCCCTGGTCTTCAAGCCAGATAGCATAGAAGTCACCGCCACGGATCATGAGATCTTTACTCTTACCAACGATAAACTCCGGTTTAATTTCGAATACGCCGTTCTTAACCGGCACCATCGAAACTTTCATAAAGTCTACCATGGTTTAATCCTCCGTTTTCTTGACCTCTTTTAACTCCTTATTAAGATGCTTTATTTGTGATTCTAAGAAGCATCCCGTCGCCACAGCTGCAAATATAACAAGCCCCAGCGTTGTTCTTGTTCTTTTAAGTTTCTTTTCTGTCTTTATCATTGAGACCCTCTGTGACTCAAGCTGGCTTGTAGTTGTAATAAGCAACCCAGCTAATATAGCATCAGATCTGTTTTCCATACTTGTCACCTCCTTATTTAAAATTTCCACATCATTTGCTCCCATATCTCCACCTCTCGCATATCTTTAGGTGGATTATCAAGAGTCACTAAGCCTCCCTTTCCGTTGTATGAATATTCACGATCTAAGAAACGATCAAGAACAAAATATACGTAAGACTCGTCGAACTCCTGATCTGTCATCCTAATAAGACCAAGGCTTTCAATACAATCCCAGAACCAAACACCAGTCCTATCCCCATACTCCGGATCAGACATAATGTTTTCCTCGCATCGTAAAGAAAGCGCGATCATCATCTCAAGGACAGAACAAGGTTTGGACATAAGACGATCCAGCTCTGGCTGAATATACCCCATCTCATACCCAAACCTATATCGCAAATCTACACCATCTGCAAATCTGTTCTCGTCCATTGGGAGAATATACCTAAAGTCAACCGAATGAAGATAGATCAACAAAGTTCGATAGTTCTGTACATGGTAACGATCCGTGTCAACCATGTCGCAGAGCCACTTAAAATATACTTTCTTGATATCGCTCATCGTTTCTCCTTATAATTCGTCTCCTTCATCATAGAACTTCTCGCTTCGAAGGACTTCATAGTAGCATTCGCGATCATCATTCCGAATATACACAACGTCTTCGCCTGACTCTATGTATTGATCCTCGATCTCTTCCGACGTATATCCAACAATTCCAGATTCGTCGTCGATTGGTTCGCCATCTTCGTCAAGCAAATATCCATCTGCTGTATGCGTAAGCTCTACTTTTCGATAGTTTGGGTTCTCTCCATATTCGTTTTCGTTTATTATCTCAGGCTCGAGAGTCGCTCTATCTTCAGACCCTTCGTAATATGATCTATAATCTATGATGTTTGGTTTCTCAGCGGCCTTCTTAACAACTTTTTCTTCTCTTTTAACCGGTTCCTGCTTTGGCTCAGGATTTATAAGAACGCTACTTTCTCCATCGGATTTATAGAGATCTTCCTCGAGTTTCTTGTATCGTTTCTCATAAGCCTGACGTACAGACTCAATCTCCGCATCTGTGCGTGCCTCGAAGCTTCGCTTTGTGATATACCAAGCCGTCCCTGCACCAATAGCAGCACCAGCTCCAAAAGTAATAATACATAACACATTTTTGTTCATCCTTTTATACACTCCTTTATTGACGCATCTAAGAATATAACGTTCACGTTAATCCTCCTTTAGCGTAATGATTGTTACCGCAAGACCAGCACAAAGTAAGGAGAGACTAATCAAAGCCCCTCCTACTACATGCCTTCTCGACTTTGTGTCAAGAATATACTCAACACGATCAACTACTTCGTCTATCATCGCAGATCACTCCTTTCTCCCTCCTGAAAGAACTGCGACACCTGAAACGAAGAATATACCTGAAAGTGCTGCTAATGTAATTGCTATGCCTGCCATATTACATACCTCCTTCCAACGTCTTAAGATTTAAAATATCCTTTTCTGCGTTCCCCGTTCCTATCGCGTTAATGTCTCTGCTGCAGAGCTCCTTATAAATATCCCCGTCAACATTAAAGTCGATTGCCCAGGCTTCCTCAAGCTCTCCAAAATCGTTGTGCAACCAAACTTTATGTCTATCTATCACAATCCTGTTGTCTCCCATGGGATTGTCTTCGTCGTAAATCCAGCCCACTCCGAGACACATCGGATCCTTAGGATCTATTTTGAAGTTGAATGCTCTGAATAACTCCTCGAGTGTAAGACGGCCATTAATCCTGAGCTTGTCGTTTGCCCAAGCCTCCGTTGATCTGAAGAATAACTCGTTAAGATCGTCCGTTCCCTTCCACTCGTTGTTTGACTTGGTGAAGTATCTCAAATACGGAGATTCCTTCGCCGTTGCCACAGGTACTTTCTTTTTCTTTTTCCTCGTCTTACCGTTCTCGTCAGTTTCTTCAACTTCGATTACTTCTTCTCGTATGCCATGTAACGCTCTAAAGTCTGCGTCTTCACCATAAAGCTCGCGAATGAATTCACGATATGATGCGAATGCTGCAGATATAGATGCCGCATAAGCAGCGAGTCTCTGATTCTCTACTTTCTGGATCTTATACGTCGCATGATGAAGACCCAAGCCAGTTATCTCAAGAGCAACCGGAATAGCATAGAGTTTCCCTGCAGATATACATGTATCTAAGAATATCTTTGCTGTTGCTCTTCTTTTCTGTTCCTCTGTGAGATCCTGGTTGTTGATCTTTTCCATGTTCTTCTTATGGACCTCTGCTACTTTCGGAGCCTTCTCAAAAGACACCTTACAAGCCATCACTGTTCCTGTGATGATCGCAAGCGTCCCTGCCACAAGACAAATCTCAGGGCTCTTACGCTTGAGAAGATACCCGGTTTCCTTAAGCCCAAATTCTGTTGGTGCTAAAAATGATTCAAACATCTAAATGTCTACCTCCTTTAATCTATTGGTAACGGCCTTGGCATGTCTATTACATACCCGCCTCGTACTGAGACTACACGAGCGTCTCTTGTACTGGTCCAACCATATTCTGTATATGTGTATGGTGCCACTTCACCGGCAAAGTCATACATGTCAAATATACTTACAACTCCATAACGCTGTATAGCGTCGTCCATTGACTCAAGAACGATCTGCGCATCGCCCCTGTTGTCAAATATGATTTCGTCGTACTCTATACCAGAGCGTCTTCTCTCCGGTCTCTCCACGCGTCTAGGCTCATCATAATATGATCTATACGACACCCTTCCAGCATAACCTCCTCTGCTGTCATAAGACCGTCTCGGAGTTTTACCGCTTCCGCCATATAAGAACATATCTATGGCTCCGTTTACTCCCTCAGCGATCATTCTCTTTGCTGCCGGGATAAACACATCAAATAAGAGATAATCTCCAACGTTACCTACATCCTCGGGAATGAAAATATCCCTAAGCTTTCTTGCTCCGGACTGCTTACGTGTCGATGTTGTACCTGATACGACCTTTTCAAAGCGATCTCGCTTGGGTTCTTCTTTTGCCGTTACCTCCTTTTTAGATCTATTGCTGTTGCTAGGATAATCTGGCATCTCTCGCCCTCCTTTCTATGCAAACAGAAAAGAAGAGCCCATACAGGACTCTCCCTTTCGTCCAACATTTATGCCTCTACCGGTTCTTCAACCTCTTCTTCTACTATTACCTCTGCCTCCACATTCTCGTTGTTATTCTCGAGCTTTGCGGGGTCGTCGGCTTTCTTGATCTTCTTGTGACCACCATGGCCCGCCTTCTTAGTCAGCTTCTTTACTCCTTTGGTTATGAACATAACCGCCGTAGCTGCTGCTGCTCCAGCCGTGAACCATACTGCTCCAGGAAGTCTCCTTGCCTGCTTAACCACCTGCTGTGCTCCTTCTTCTACATTTTCGATTGTGTTGTTAATTGTTTCGTTCATGATTTGTTCTCCTTTCTTAGAACATAAATTATTGTTGTCATAACACCACTTGTAAATTTTGCGTATCAACATTTCTGATAATCGCTTGTAGGATCGTTACGCAACCTAATGACCACCGCAGTTACGCCTGTGTCCTCATTAAGCTTGTAACCCCAATCGTCCTTAGCAAGCTGATCATCTTTGCTATATAATCTCCATCCGAATCTGTCATACTTAGGATCCATACGCATTTCTCCGGATCTGTCGAACTTCATAAGTTCATAAATATACTCATTAACGGACAAATGATTGTTTATTATCAAATCTGCATTCACATTGTTAATCGCAGTTTGAACATCGTTTAGTTTCATAACCCCGTATTGATTTGTGATTGGCTCATACATAAGAGTTAACCCAGGACCGAGAAGAGCTAACTGTACAGATAAAGGGTCATTTTCTTTTACCTTTTCTTCAATAAGCTTTTGCTCTATCTCTTCTTCCTTCTTTTCTCCTATGGTCTTAATTACCTCCTCTTTGTATCTCTGCATCTCATGTACGGTTTGCTCGCTAACAGCTAATGCAGCGCCAAGACCCGCTTTCGCTTTATTGTCTTTAACATCACTACATATGATCGCTGTTGCTGATGCTGCCGCCATTGCTGCCGGACCAACATAATACTTCCACGTTACTTTTAACGTAGTTTTGGTATCTAACTTGTCGACACCAAGCCTTTCTTTCTCGTCATTGACGGCATCTATAGCTCTGACTGTGGCGAATCCAGTGGCTACGCACGCGCCCAATAAACCGGCAACGCCAAAGCCTGTAAGGATCTTTGTGTCATTCTTTTGAAGAAATGATCCCACATCAGACCAAAAATTATTAGCCATTTCTCCTCCTTTCACTTAGCATCGGTAAACACCTCAAGCATGTCGTTAGCGACATCGACCATTGCAAAGAATATGTTGTATGAGAATTTGGAGTTGGATTTCTCTACACCCTCGTACGCTAGATGCAAAAAATCCTCCAAAGCATCTTTGATTGGATCATCGCTACGATAATCCATACGATACGTCCAAATATACCGATACAGTTCCTGATAGGCGTTTTTGTAAAATATACTGGTATCTAGATCATTCATACGCATACCTTTTGCAGGCCGATAACGGTCACTAAACTCAGCAATAATACTCATCGCCCATCGTTTTAGTTCCTTCATGGTCTACCTCCAACAAGAACAAAAGAGGGAAATTACATCCCTCTCTTTTTGAATTCCTTGTCAACACATTTTTTCGTCGTTTCTTCAATCTGTATCCGTTGCTGCTGGTCGGCAATACTGCCCGATAGCAAGCCTATTCCAAAGCTGGCAATCGTACATAATGCGCTACCAAGCATCAACGTCATGCTTCTGTCAAATCGCATTCTCATATGTGTTATACCTCCTTTCGTTAAAGAACTTGTGTTTTTTGCTGATTCGGCCTATAATGTAGGAAACAAGGCGGCTTTGAAGGTAATTGTCGCATTGCGGGTGCGTTTGTATACCTTATTCTGTTGTGCTCTGTTTTTCTTAAAATATAATTGGTTGATAGTTGCACAGCCGCCTGTTCCTACCCCCGTCATAGGCCTCACCTCCTTAAATATGTAAGAAGAGAAGAGCCATTACGGCTCTATCTCCTCAAACATCACGTCTATTACGCTAGGTTCCTTTTTTATGTCCTTATGCTTGTTTCTCTCATGAAGAACACCTTTCTTGTAGTTGTATTTCCCATAGATTTTTACACCTGTAAGAATTCCAGCCACAACAACTGTCTCCTTCGCCAATTCTTTTAAGTCCATACGTACATATTTCATAGTTCCTCTCCTTTCGTTAAACATCTACGTGTTCATTAAAGAAATTGCTAATTTTGCGAAAGGGAAAGGAGTCATTGCTGACTCCCATCTCCGTCTGATAGATTATCTCCAGAACATCCCAATGTTCCTCTGATGATTCCTACCTTGATTCGTAGAAATCGTACCGTCTGTCTCAAACTTAAGTACCTCGTTCTGCATTCTATGATACTGTCCCACCTTAAATGCCGTTATGCCTATCGTGGTTACTGTCGTTACACCCATAACTACCAGGTCTACTATGTTCCGCCTTCTTGCTATGTGCTTCTCGTGCCTATACCGTCTTTCTTCAGATTCAACATCGATCTTATGAAGTTCCTTCTCGTGTTCGCGATCTTCTTCTCGCTTATTATCTTCACGATCGTACCCTTCGTTTCTTATTCCTTCCTCGATCTTAAATCTCATATCCTCACGCTCAGCCTCTTTCTCAAGCTTTTCAGCTTCCCACATCAACTTCTCCTCGTTATGGGCTAAATTATACAACTTAGCCACCGATTCAACTGCTTTGCTGTGTTTGTCACTTCCTGCATCGAGATTCTTTAAATTGTCAATCTCATCTCCAGTCTCTTCTACTAATTTGTTTAATAATTCATCCATCATTTGTCTCCTTTCGTATAATCTGGATCGATTCTATCGTTATAGGACTTGCTACTTTTGCGAACCCTAAAGATTACATAATCATGCTTTAAAATATCCTTTGGCTCCTGTTCCAATTCCAAGAATAAATATAACCCGTCTACCGGATCATAAGCGCTAAGTAAGTTTCCTGACGTAGGAATCTTTCTCAACGCCATACCAAAGAAGTAGCCTATTAATATGGAAATAACTACGGCTACAATATAAAGTAGTATCAGTATACTCGTCATCTCTGTTACCTCCATGCCTTAAATCTCCACGCCAAACACCTTAGGTAAAGCACTAGCGCTAAGATCGGCGTCTGCACAAAGGGTCACATGGGCTTTACCTTCGATAACGGTGGCGTTGAAAGACTTAAGATTAATCTTTACATCATAGCCATATTTGTTCTTAATGCTCTTCTGAATCAACTTTGCTACGATCTTTTTCATCATGTTGCTTTCAAATTTCACTTCATCCATCTCCTTTTACCTCCTTTAAAAATATCCAAAAGGAAAGAGGACTCGTTAAAGCCCTCTAAATCCAATCACCACATAAGTCTCAAAATATCGCTCTGATAGTCAAGCCCATATAACCGGCCAGACCTCTTCCAAAGTCTATACTGCTCACATGTCAAATTCTCTTTTGCTGCCTTATTTACCTCTCTCCTTGTTACAAAGTAGTTCTTAATCTTTTCTAACATTTCGCTTCTCCTTTCAAATGTTATAAGTTCTATACTACCGTAAAGGAGTTTGTAGATTTTGCTGAGGGAGAGATAAGGGAAGAGCCATTGCAGCTCAACCCCGATAACCAACTATTCATCTGTCAATCTCACTTTATAGTCTGATACTCCTATCTTGTCACACTCGGCGATAAACTCATCTAGTTGTATCCTTAACCATCTGTTTAGAAGTAAAGTCACAACCCCATTAATCGCGCCAATTACAACTCCAAGTATACAAAACTTTTTCATAATTCTTCTCCTTTCAGAATAATCTTTCGTTACCATAAAAGGATGTGTAAATTTTGCTAATCTCTCATCTCTGAAAGAATATAGAAGAACCTCCTATATAATAGGTAGTACTCATTCCTGCAGCACGGGATTCCCATACACGCTCGCACTTCTTCATAAGTCTTATTGTGAGTCACCCCTTCAAGAATATACTTGAATAGGTCATTGCTTGTTTGTTTTGCCGCTTCCTCAACCAAGCAAATATAACCATTAAGTCGTGCTAACTTAACAGCCTTGTTTCCCGTAGGATCAAACTCGCCTGGTCTTGCAAGTTCTGTCTCCTTCTTTATTTCGTTCTTCCACTCATCGTACTGCTTGCAAAAATGTACAAGTTCATACCTCCTTTCTTTTGAAATATAGGATGCATTACTCTCTGACACGCTTGGTCTAATCTTTGTAGCCATCGTCTTCTCCTTTCAAAAATATGGAGAAAGTGTTAAGGGACTCGAACCCTTACTTCCGGAAATATCCCGGCGTGCTACCAATTCACACTAAACAACTCTCTCATATAAGCGTTTGTAAATTTTGCGTGTCAGCGCTGACAAACCGAAACCATACACTTTTGAACAATTGATTACAAGTCTTGTTTGTGAAATATGTATAATGTAAAGTAGGAATTTTTTTAATCTTTGTGGAAAATATACAAATCGAAAACTTGCATAAGACGACATGGACAAAAGAAAAGAGCCTTTGTGGCTCAATTCTTTACAAGGTCTCCCCAGTCTCCTACTGGAATAATACTCAGTCTCATTTGCAATCCCTTTCTCACTTTGCCAATTCCGATGATATCAGCATCTTCGTCAGAGTCCATCTCTATAAACGTAGATTTATGGGTCTTGTTAAACGTCTTTATCACATCCCTATGCTTTTTCTGGATAAATAAGTTGTACGCTTCCTCATTTACTTTCGCACTTTCTTTGCCAAAAAGCTTGTCATACTCCTCATTCCATCTTTCATAATTAGGGTTCAAATACTTTATTAAGTCGTCTCTAAGAACCATAAATTCTTTTTCATAGATTTTCTTCTCCAATTCGCTGATTTCCATGTTGTAAGTGAATTTTAATTTGCAATATAATTCCTGCATATTATCTCCTCCTTTTGTCTAGGTTTACATTGTTTCATATAAGAAACTGTAAAACCTGCGAAAAAGAAAAAGAGAATGGTGGGATTAGAATCGCACCCACAATCCTGTGTTACTTTACCCGATTTATTTCTTAGTCCGGTTTCCCGAACATGGTGTCCGTTACTGTTTCATCGATTCAGACGTGCTGCCCACTCAACCATGACCTAAGTTTTAGGTTGCTGAATCTACATTCTCTTTCATAATAATGCTTGTAAATTTTGCTGGCCAACTCTTGCTAAAATATCCCGATCTCTTAATACAGCGAATATTGCATAGTCAAATTTTGCAAAATTTAAGGCACGGAGGTAACGTAACCATATGGTAACCTTGTCACATGAATAATTTATATGATAGAATGTCTCCGGACGATACTCGAGAGTTGTATAGAAAGTTAGCTATGGATAATATCGCAGCAAGATACACTCTCCCAGAAAAGCCGAGTAGTGATGGTTACTATCATCTCTGGCTTAAAGACGAAAACGGAAGGAGGCAGATCAAAGCCAAGACAATTGAAGAATTAAAAGAGAAAATATATATAAAGACTGTTCAAACGTTTAAAGAAGTCTTTGAAAGGGTGCTCGAGGAGAAACTAAAGTACGTTAAAAATAAGGAGAAAATGCTTTCCGTTAAGAACACAATCGCAAAGACAAGATGCGAGTATAGACGTTTCTTTGAAAACACTTTCATAGAAAATATGAACGTAGACGAGATACGTAAAGAAGACGTTGAAGAGATCTGCTATATGAATCTGCAAAGATATGAACTTACGCCAAAAGGATTCCTTGGACTTCGTGGTATCTTAAAGCAGATCTTCAAGTTTGCATATGAGAATTATATGTCTATTGATAACGTATACCAGCGTATCGACTTCAACAAATATAAAGACATGCTTATGCAGCCTACGCCTATAGACGAACGTGTACACGATGATAGCACGATAGAAGCCTTGATAAAGTATGCTCAAGACAAAGAATATATTTGTCCATCCTACTTTCCGGCTTATGCACTAGAGCTACAGATTGCTATGGGATTACGTCGTGGTGAGATACCGCCTCTTAAATGGGCTGATGTTAGAAATGGATACGCTGAAATATCCAAAGAACAGATAACCGTCAAGAGTGACGGAACCGGTAAAGAATACTTCCAGATCGTTAACCATACGAAAACTTACAAAAATAGACGATTTCCCATTACAAGAGAGGTAGACGACATACTTGTAAGGCTCTCTAAGGCTCATAAAGCGGCTCATATCGAATCAGAGTACCTTTTTCCAGCTGATACAGAAACAGGTGTTATAACGAATAATACAGTGTATCAGTTCTATCGCAGGGGGTGCCACAAACTAAATATACCTATCTCGAAAGAATGTATTAAGGGTACGCATAGCTTTAGAAGAAACGCTATAACAAAAACCGTTAATAACTCGAATGGAAATATTCTGCTTGCATCCAAACTTTATGGAAACACTCCCGAAGTAGCGGAGAATAATTACTACACTGGGATCGACCTTGAACAGGCTAAAAATATACTGGAATCCGCCGGTAACCAAAAGTAACCAAATGGGCAAAAGAAAACCCCTCAACCACTAGGGCTAAGGGGAAGCGACAGACGGGGCTCGAACGAAAGTTCGTAACCAACAAAAATATAGAAAGGAGTAGGCTTTCGAGTACGTCCGCCCGCGGTCTGTAACCACTCAGGTAACCATTTGCGACCGACGGGAAAAAGAAGAGCCCTTGTTAGGACTCCTCCTTATTCTTTTTTAACTGTTCTTGAAACGCTTTTTCCCATTCTTTACCCTTAAGTCTCGGGTATATGTCAGTTAGTAGTGTCATTACGTGATTTTTATTCATCTCGTTTGCTTTATCGTCTGGTATGATATGCAACTGATTTGCCGCATTAACAACCTCTATCGCATTAAGATGATAGATTTCACGTCCTTTCGATACTAAATTTGCTAACATATATTCGTCCTCCTTTTATAAATATGCTACAATTTGTTTCATAAAGGAGAATGTAAACTTTGCTGAGGGCAAAAAGTAAGAGCCATCACGGCTCCCACTTATATGGTAATCTAATACCAAACTCATCTTCAATCTTTTTCACGTTACCTATTGACGTTCTACCCATTCTAAGTGTCTTCGTAAGAGAAGACTGTTGACTGTAGCCAAGTTTTTTTGATACATCTATCTTCTTAATTCCATTCTCATTAAATATGGTATCCCATTCGTCTTTATTGAAATAGACAAACTTCGTTTCAGAATGTCCATTCAATATCCGTTTGAAATCTCCCAAAGTAATAAATTCGCAATCAAGATCGTTCAATATCTCCATTAACGTTTCTCTACTAATCTTCTTTTCTTCTCCATTAGAAATTACTTTTTGCATACCGCCTTTATAAGTTTGCATAAGTCACCTCCTATAAATTTAGTTTCTATTACCATAACATAGTCTGTAAACTTTGCTAAAAAGAAGAGTCCTTGTTAGGACTCCTCCGCAATTGTTTGACTTATTATCTCATCAACCCGTTGTCTCCTAAGTCTATCTATTTCGCTACCGTCAATTGTAAAGCTATATGCGGCTAATTCGAACGCCCTTATCAAATCACCCTCTTTTTCAGCTTTATATGCTTGCTCAATTATTCTCTTTTTTAATTCTGGATTAATCATAATAAATCACCTCCTTCATAATACCACCTGTGAATCCTGCGCAAAAAGAAAAGGGATTGCAAATATAGCTTCACAATCCCATGAGAAAGAAACAGTAGTATAGATTTCTCCATACCTAGGCACGGGCCGCCTGGCGTGTATCTTCTTGTAGAAAGGAGGTAACGGAATATTTAGAAAGGAGCCCAATGATGGCTTGACGGGGGATACCAACATTGATTTTTTCGAATAAAGACGGCACCGCACTTAGCTATGGAGAAACATTTCAAACCGGGACTGACAAGTTACAGATAAATTGCACAATATCTGAATGAACACACACATACTTACTCATATATAGAAGAATACCCTACTACATTGTTAAGTCAGCCCCAGTCCGAAATCTAGGTCTCTTTACTCTGCATCTTCCTCTTTAACATCTTCGCGGTCTTCAGCGCCGCCCTCATTAGATGGGAAAGAAACCTGTTTATCTGAAATATACTTCTTCGTGCTTATACCAAGTAAAGCACCAAGGAAAGTATCTACAGCAGCTATAGTACCTACGATCTCCTCTGCGAAAGGAAGACCCCAGATCTTAGCAATAGCAAAATATAAGGTAGCTACAGCCGGTAAAAGAATCTGCGCTACCCATTTAAGTACGTCATAAGTTTTGTTAGACATTTTCATTTAAGCTACTTCTCCTTTCTGCATATAACATTTGCGATATGAATTTTCTATCGTCTCTATGCTCATCATACAACGTTCGTTCTTGAAGTCTGTATGCTCGGCACAGTAATTCTTGTAATACGTTATGTCTTCCATTACATCGTTATAGTGTTCTCTCGAATGGCATACGTTCGTCATAATGCACTCATCGGCAAATGCGAGGATACGTCTGCGGGCAGAGATGGCTTTGTCCTCTTCCCGCTGATCCTCGTGAGAAATGACCCTTTCCTCAAGGTCGGTTACCTTAGTAGAAACCTCATCAACTTTCTTCTCAATATCCTCGTTTGCAATTTTGCCAATTCGTTTGAGAACCCATGTCCAAGGATCCAGTTTTATCGGTGCTAGTTGTATAAGCCCACTACCTCCGATTACAGCCGTAATAATAAGCCATACAACGTCAGCGATCTGCTTATACTGTGGAATATCCGTTGGACTAGTAGCATCTAATAGAATCATAACACACCTCCGAACCAGCCGATACCCTCAGGTACCCAGCCTAAAGAAATAAGATTATCCCTTTCCTCAGCGTTTGCCGTATAGAAGTGCGATCCGGCACCTTTCTTGTCCGGATTATAGAGTCTGTAGACAGGAACTCCTTCTCTGTGATCTGAGTAGAAAGCTATACCCTCATAAGACCATCCCAATCCCTGCAAATATACTGCTTCGTTCTGGCAGATAGTAAAGAAATGATCTCCGTCGTTCGGATTATAAAGCCTATGGACTGGAATATTACCTGCTCCTGTCGGCTCTAACCAACCAACACCTTCAAAAGACCATCCGGCATCGATCAAAATATCCGATTCAACGATTGAAGTTGTGAAGAAGTGTTCTCCTGAAGATCCGTTATAAAGTCTGAATACTGGGGAAACGTTCTTTCCAGAATATACTCCGAAGTCTACCAGATCGAGTGTGTGCTGTCTTGTTTCCTTGACATCAACAATCGGATGTCCAACGATTCCTTCTGCTATAGCGCGAGCCATCTGGTCGGCATCATAGCGTTTGAAGTCATCATAGTTATCAGCAAAGCAACACTCTACTAAGATTGTAGGATTTATCATCTTGTTTAAAATATACAAAGAACCAGAAGTCTTAACTCCACGATTCCTGAACCCAAGATCTACAATCCTATCTACTACCCTACTTGCAACATCAACGGGACGGTTATCGCCTTCTTTAACTAAGACTTCGACACCATAGCCCTTGCCGTTTGATGCGTTAAAATGAATGGATACATTTAAGTCAGCATTAGCCGCATTAGCGCGGGAAGTCAGCTTGGAAAGTATCTCCTTCTGGCTTCCCTCGTCTACAGTGATATCGGAAACAGCGTTACCATCAAGTTCAAGTAACGCCTTAACCTTATCCTTTACAATGCGGTCCTGCAGAGACTCATTTATGTATCCGACGGTTCCGGTTGCACCCTTTCCGGGGTAACCATGTCCTCCGTGAATCGTAATCAACATAAATATACCTCCTTAAGAGAGTGCAGACCGAATCTGCCTTAATTGATTGTTCGTTTGCCTATAGATCTCTGTACGAGACAGAGCTTTAGGACTGTTGTTTGTTTGATAGAAGTTTACAGTTGTTCCTGCCCCTTCTGTCGTTTCAGCTTCTCCACTTTCGTATTTTGCCTTGAGTTCAGCTCCATGAGCAACGTTAAACAGCGAATTAATCCCAGAAATATCCCTAGCAAGCATAGAAGTATCAAGCACGGGTCGTATAACCGGGTCATTTATTTCCCCATTCAAGACGTCGTTTATAGTGGATATAGACTGGCGAAGGGCATCCATAGCGGAATTACCCATACCAACGGAAGCTTGTTCGACTATGTTTGCGTTGTTGGTCATGCCGTTTGCAAAACCTTCAGCAGTGTACATACCAAGCTCTGCAAACTTCTTCGATGGTGAATTAACGCCAAGAGATGCACAAGCAGCCGCATATGCGGCAACCGCAACGGACACTGCAGCGTTGATAACAGAAGACCTTCCAGAGTTGATACCAACAACAATACCGTCGTCGATAGCAACACCGATATTCGGGAACCACAACTGTACCCAAGCCTGAGATTCAAGATATGCAGAAGCGCATACGTTTAGAAGCGTCTCGTTGATCTGAGGTGATAGATTCTGAATACCTACGATAAGTCCCTGATCAATATACTGACCCTGCTCTTCCATAAGAGTCGACGGCGAATTAATGCCGAAGAACGTACAAAGGGTATCAAGCATCGTCTGATCAAGATTGTCTATCGTCTCAGCAAGAGCCTCTTCACCAGAAGCAAGACCTGCCATGAGCTTAACGACTACTTCAGAACCAGCATCTTCAAATCCGTCGAGTTTGCTATACATGTCCACACGGGCGTTCTCTAAATCTTGAGCAAGACCGTCGGTAAATGAAGAGTTTCCAGAATATAAGTCGTTTAACTCGTCAAGCTCATCCTTTGACATTGTAAGGATAGCATCTAATAAACCTCTATCGGTAGGCCCTTGAGATACGAGCTGTTCCCACAAGTCAGCGGTAACCTTACCTGCAAGGGATTTCATATCCTCATTCCACTTCAGAAGATCTTCTCTTGTCTTCTTAATAGAATCGATGAGAGATTGTCCAGCTGTCTTCTCAAGAGTCTGAGCTTTTTCGTAGGAATCCTGTATACGCTGTCTCTGTTCTGGAGTCATAGCAAGAACTGCTGCTAACTCATCTGAACCCGGTCCGAGCTCCTTTATCATCTCAACAAATGATTCTGAGAACCCTAAGACGGCCAACTGCTCGAGATCTGACTGGAACTTAGCAAGATCCTCGAACTGCTTCTCAAAGCTTCTGCACATGGACTCAGCTGTTTCTTCCTGAGCTTCTTTGATACGTCTGTTATACGCATCATTAACCGCAGTAATATCCTCTTTCGCTTCCATATCAAGAAGCACTTTAAGCTGATCAGAATCTGCTCCAAGTTCCTTAACAGCCTCAATAACTCCGGAATTGAATCCTTTGTCTATAAGAGACTGTATATCAGACTTGAATTTATCTTCATCATCGAACTGCTTCTGAATATATCCAAGGAATACCTTTGAAAGGGTTCCTTTCTGCGAGGTATTGGCTTCCCATTTCTGGTTATAATCGCTAAGATTGAAAGCATCAAATATACTCTTCTTAGCGGTAACAGCGAAGTCTTTAAAGAGATTGATACCCTCATACATGTATTTGGGCTCGATATCCATGCTAGTAATATCCAGAATCTGACTATACATATCACGAAGCTCTTTAATTTCTTCCTGATACATTTCGATCATCTTCTGAAGATACTTTTTACGGATCTCTACACGCTTCTTCTCCTTCTCTTCAAGGTCCTTGTTATGTTCAGCTTCAGCCTCTTCAGCCTCTTGCATCGTTGCTTTTATGTTTTCGACATTCTCTTTACGATTGTCTTGCTCTTCATTCATAGCATCGATCTTCTGCTGCAGAGCTGCCTGATCAACATAGAGTCCCTTAAGAACCTCTTCTCTTGACTGTATGATCGACTTAAGACCTTCTTTAGCAGCTGAACCACCGGCCTGTTCGAGAGCTAACGTATGCCAAGCTAACTGATTTTGAAGTTCCGCTAATTCCTGTGCGTCCTTAGCATCTTTTTTCTTCTGCTCATTTATGCTCTGGATCTTCTCGTTAATGTTCTTGATAGCCTCTTCCTCAGATTCTATCTTTTCAAGAGTTTCCTTCTCTTTGTTATAAGCTTCTTCCTGAGTAGCTATTTCTTTGTTCATACCGGTTAAGGTATTGTTCCATTCATACAGCCACCCGGCAGCTATCTCAATATCCTTCTCTAACTGAGGAAGCGATCTTTGAGCACGGTCGTTCTCCTGATACTGCTTTATAAGCAATCCATGTTCGGCAGTTTTAGCACGACGTTCCTCTTCGATTGCATGAATACGCTCTTTGATAGAAGAAACACTCTGCTTTTCGAGTTCTGCCTGCTCTAACAGCCTATCTTTCTCTTCTCCAGATGCTTGTTCAGCTCTTTGTGCGAGATCGATATACTTAAGAGTAGAGGTGGTAAGCTCGTTGTTATACGCTTCGTATTGCTCATTGAGACCGCCAATACTTGCTCCGATATCATTGATCTTTTGATCGATCATGTTGTTATCCCAGTAAGTATCTTTGAACGCATCGCCAAGATAGTTAGTAGAGCCCTTCATATCTTTCTCGAGCCGATCCATTAACTCTTTACGATTCTTAGCGTATTCCTCGTTAGCTTCAGCTTCTTCTTTCTCACTCTGAGCCAGTTCTTCTATAAAGTTGTAATACTCATCTGATTCGTGGAACATGTTAACCATATACTGGCCAACTTTGCCCCACTTCTCATCAAACTGTCCAAGGAGGTTTCCTGTTGAAATATCCCCAACAGCATTAAACGTTTCCTCTGCAGTTTGTACGACAGCTTCACAGACAGCGCCCATAGCGTCGGCTGCTTGCTCTGCTTCGCTCTGGATACCTAAGATAAGACCTTCGGTAGCATACGCACCTATCGCGTACATTACTTTAGAAGGTGATTGTTCCTGGAACGTAGCCGTAGAAGAATTTATGACGTTCCGGCTGACAGTCTTCATAGCCTTTGTAGCCTCAGCACCCTTCGACTCAATACCTATACGTAAACCATCGACAGCATACTTAGCTATCTCAATAAACGCATCTTGAGTAAGATCTGCTTTGCACTCTACTATAAGATCGTCGCAAACTTTCTTAATCGCTTTCTTAGCCGCCTTCTTCTGTTTGTTATTACCAAGGCCTTTCTTTAAACCGGCAATGATAGACTCACCGACCTTAGAAGCCTTCTTCTTAGCATCGTCACCCAGACCCTCAAGAGCCTTATTGATAGCGTCTTTGAGACCGAATAAGCCTTCTCCAAGCTTACCAAGATCTGCAACGTTCTGGTCAGTTATCTGTTTGGTAGCATCGCAAAGCTTCTTAATCATCTCACTAATAAGGTTAACCTTACCAGCGTCGACATTTTGAATCTTCTCCGAATACTTAACCAAATATCCACCGAACTCAACGATGGCCTTACCGAACGACTTAAATAATGTCTTGGTAGTCTTTCCACCGACCTCAGCAAGCCCTTGATCAACCTTGACAATAGTCTGAAGAGCCAATCCCGTCTTTCTTATAAGCTCAGTGTCAAGCTTAGCTCCTGAAAGCTGATCTGAATATTCCTTAATATACGGAGCGAACTTGGCAAGCTCAGCACCGAAGTCTGAAAGCTTGTTATCGCCCATCCAGAACGCAGCTGCGCCACCCTGATTAGGCAATTCAGTTGCGAGACCACAGATAAGTTTGGCAGCATTCACCGAAGCCGTAACTGCCTGTTCGTTTACGCCAACGACATCCTGTGCATACTGAGATATAGCCGGTCCAAAGTCCTTAAGGTTCTGCGCAAATAACGTAAGCGTATTATCTCCTGCCCAATACGCAAGAGCCCCACCTTCATTCGGAAGGTTCTTTGCCATTTCTCCGACCATACGAGCTGCTGCAGCAGAAGCCTCAACGCCTGACGTGTCTATTCCTGCTACGGTATTTGCATACTCAACAATTGCCGGGGCAAAGCTCTTAAGCTGTTCTGCAAATTGCGTAAGTGTGTTATCGCCAGCCCAATACGCTAATACACCACCTTCATTCGGAAGCGATTTAGCCATTTGACCAAGTAACTTACCAACATTAGCCGCAGCTTCAGCCTTGGCGAGTTTCTCATCATCTATACCTGATACTGAATCAGCAAACGCACTTAACGAGTTGCCAAGAGGTACTAACTGCTCACCAAATTTAGCAAAGTCAACACCAGCCCCAAAGAATGAAGCTATGCTGTCAATTATACTTGCCCCTGTGAGTAATAAAATAACTTCTGTGAGTGTCTTAACGCAGCCAAGAGTCTCCTGATCAAGAGCCTTAGCCCCTATGATAAACGGAACTAGGTTAATCATGAACTGCGATAACGCAGTACCAAGTGTCGGAAGCGTACCAAATATACCCTCAGCAACGCCACCTATGAACTGTCCTACAATACCACCAAAGAATCCGCCTATGGCCTCGCCAACCTTCTTGAGAAGATCACCACCATTTGAAACAAGGTCGGAGAAGCCAGGTATCTTGTTAAGGGCGCCAATAGCTGCTATAAGAAGTGCTATCTCAGCAACTATAGCGGCAGCTCCTAATACGCCAATCATAGCATCAGGTATCGTAGCCTTAATAGCGCTGAATACTACTATAAGACCGGCAAATATACCTGCTGCGAGAAGAACCTTGAGAAGATCTTCCGGTGTAAAATTCTTAACAGCCTGTCCGATAGCCTTTCCTACAGCGCCTATGAACTCGCTAATCTTAATAACTAAATCTGGAACCCTAGCTATAAGAACGTCTAAGGTCTTGATGGCTATATCGAGGAATAAATCAGCGATTACAGGAATATCCTCAATCATAAGAGTAACCGCTGCCTTAACAACCGCCAAGATAGCCTCAGCAAGCTTAGGCGCACATTCAATTATGATGTCTAATATACCAAGAAGACTCGTCTTTATAAGTTCCATGAGCTTCTCACGAAGCGAGATAGCAATATCCAAGAACCCCGTAAGAAGGATCTTCATGATGCCTACAAATGATGCCGCAACAGCTGCGCCCATACCAGCAAGTGCAGTAATACCTGCCGCAACCGCCAATAAGCCAGTACCAAACGCAAGTGTAGCAACGCCGACAAGAGCCATTGCCCCTGCCAAATATAAAAGCCCTTTTCCAGCAGCTTCAGCGCCCTTTGCTATCTTAATGATTATAACCATAGCTCCGGTTAAAGCTGCTAAAGAAATAACCAAAGCACCAAGACCCTTAACCCATACATCTATCGGCAGCATTCCAAGCATTACAATAGGTGGTATGAGTAGGTTAAGTGCAGAAATAAGAATCGTTAATGCACCAGCCGCCGCTAAAGTTCCGGTAACATGTCTACCCAATATACCCATAGCAGTAGACAATCCTGCGATTACAACACTAACGCCAATCAAACCTTGTGTTAGTTTATCAGCTGGCATAAGCGCAAATACAAGAACGGCTGGTATTAATGCGTCAATGGCGCCAGCTAACGCAGTCAACGACCCAGCAAGACCCATAACCGTCATGGAATCGAATCGATCTTTTCCACCCATAGATATAACAGAAAGAATGGCTAATCCTGCCATAAGCTGAATTATTACTAATGAAAGCGCGTCCATTCCTTGGGTAAGTTTGTCTTCTGGTATCGCCCCAAAAATAACAATCGCTGGAACGAGCATCTTAATTGCAAGCGCCAATATCACAAGACTCGCTGCAAATTTGGTAACTGATCCGGGATTAATCTCGTTAGCCAACGCACCGACAAGTACAAGTAACGCTACAACGCCAACCATTTCTCCTAAGAGAAGTGAGACAGCGCCCATTGCAGTCCAGAGCTTATCCGGTTCCATCTTAGCTATCTTCTTAAGTGCGGAACACATAAGACCTATGGCCAATGCGAAAGCGATCATTGTCGCTCCGAATTTACCAAACTTAGCATCGCCCATATTGGACATAGCATATGCCACACCTGTCATTTCACCAACAAGAAGGACGATGACGCCAAAAGCGCTCCATAACTTAGCCGGATCTTCACCTGATATCTTCTTGATTGCCGATGCCAAAATATACACAGCAGCAGAAATTTCAAGTATCTTCTTGCCAACATCGGTAAATTCTGTAGCTTTATAACCGCCCATCAATTCGGCATATTTCATTATCTCTTTAAACAGACCAATAATCATGCCAAACGCGATCGTTGCTTGAGCAGGATCAAGACCAGCAAGTTTCTCTACAGCGATAGCCAGTAAAAGAACCGCTGCCGCTTGCTTAAGTAATACCGTGGCTTTAAGAGTCTTTTGTATCTCATATATACCATCTTTAACGGCAGTACAAATTCTGGTAACAGCATCAGCAAGATTCCCTACTGGGTTTTTTGTTTTGAAGAATCTTATAAAGTTTCCTAACTGAACAATGAGGTTGACCACGAATTGTATAGCCTTCGCTATAAACCCACTAGCAAGAACACCTATGACGGTTCCAGAGGCCTGCGTAAGGTCCAACTTGTCAGTTAACGGCTTAATAGCTTCGGCGATCTTTCCACCCGCTTTGTGAAACGTGTCGTTTATATAAGGAACAACTTCATCTATCTTCTGCTTGAATTTGTCTAACCATCCACCAATCTTTTCAATGAACTGTGTAAACGGATTACTTGAATTTGCAACCTCATTAAGAGCGTCGCTGAAATCGGTGGTCGAATCTATAGCATCGGAGAAACCTCCAACAAGCTCACTAAGGAAGCCAAATACGATTTCGCCTGCCATTTTGAAAAAGCTAGAAATCGACTTAAACGCACTAAAGAATTTCGTGAATTTGTCGGTTACCGTACCCCAAAGTTCCGAATTATCTCTTAATCCTGCAGTAAACTCTTTGAGATTCCTCGTCCCTGTAATAAGTTTTCCAAGGAATTTTGTTATACCGTCTAATACATCCGATTTAGGAAGAGAATCCTTTAATCCACCAAAGACGTTGTTAAACGCAGTAGCTATGGATGATCCGAAGTTCTTAGCTATTCCACCTATGTTTTGGAAAGTCTCTTTAAGATTGTTAAATATCAGACGTACTCTCGAACCGGCCAAAGAAATCTTGGTAAGGGCTTCTTGAAACTCTGCGCCAGATCTGAAATTTGATATTGCTTCGTCGAATTTTTTGAAGCTTTCCTCAGCCTTCTTTGCTCCATCCGCAAATCTTGTTAATAGATCAAGACTGCTACTTTCTTCGTCTAAGGATTTAAATCCCTTTGCAAATGTATCAACGACATCAGTAACTGTCTTAAATATCTGTAAGAGACCGCTGGCAGCAAATCCAGCATTAACTTTTATCTGAGTACCGACGTCCCTTATACTTGTAAGTTTGCGAAGACGCAATTCCTCAGCTAAAGCATCGGCTTTTTCCTGAGCCTGCTGTCTCTCATATCCCTCATCAAGAGTGTCGATATATGCCTTTGTAAGTTTAAGGTTGTTTTCAATTGCTGTCGATGACTCTTTAGAACTGCTAAACCCAGCATTGAACGTGTCAAGAGTTTTCTTAGCAACGTTGAGCTTGTCTATAAACTTATCAAATATAGATCCCTTAAACATATTCGAAGATATGCTGTTAAATGCGTCTGCTACTGGGTAAACAACGTTCTTAAGCGCTAAGAATCCGGAATGTAATACGCCAATAGCTGCTGCAGCAACCTCCAGCTTATTAGCCCAAGAATCTGCAAGTTTTCCGCTATCTAAGAAATCGACAACAGTCTTCCTAAGATCCCTAACAAACGAATTTGTCTGATTAACAAGAGAATTGTCTTTCTTGACTTTAGCTTCACTGATCTTAGCCCGATTCTCTGCCAGCCAGATACTTCTTGATATGAGTTCCTGGCTCTCTTGTTCAGTCTTATTTTCTTTCTTCTTAATCTCGTCAACGCGTTTGACCATCTCCTCGTAAGTGGAGTAGATCTCACTATTACCTTCAATAGAAGATTTGACAGCGTTAACTTGCAGCCTGAAAGAATTAAGAATATCCCTAGCATCGATGAGCCAGTCTTGATAAAAGTCTGCGCCTATCTTAGCAAAAGCTGATTTTACATTTGATAAGGCACCCTCAAACGTCTTATTAGCATCTTTAGCATGTTCGCCAAAACGTCTGTACATAACATCTGCAAACGTTTCAAATGAGATTGCTCGTTTCTGGAGCATATCCTCTATCTCTTCAGCTGATTTTCCTAATTCCTCTTGTAATATAGGAATCAGAGCCAAACCAGAATGTGAGAACTGGCGCACCTGCTCTGTCATTAGAGCTCCATTCGACGCTATGGTTGAGAAAATATCCCCGACATCTTGAAACTCTCTACCGGTCATCGCCGCGACACCAGCCACGCCTAATAACGACTGATACATGTCGTTACCAGCTTTGATTCCAGACGCTCCAAACGTAGCCGCGACCTTTGCAGCCTCGTCCAATCCGTATGCCGTGCCGTTAACCGCGTCAAGAGCGTTCTGCATAACCTCTTTGACATCGAGCTTCATACCCTCAAGAAGGAATTTAGCTTGCTCAATGTTTAAAGCTCTGTTTAAACCGCCCTGTTTAATAAGTCCAAGCATCTGGTTTTTGATGTTGGATATAGAATTCATCGCAGACGTTGTCAAATTTCTGACAGCCTGATCTGCAACCGTACCCATGAGAGAGAACTTTCTTTGAACGGCGTCCAACCCTCTGCTAATATTAGAAAAATCGACGTTTTTGACGGATTGCATCATTCCGTCGAAAATATTTTTAGAGGACTTGGTAAGATTGTTCGTGCTCAGATTGAGCTTGTCTAATGTTTTGATCGATTGTGAGCAATTTCGTTCGAACTGTTTGTTGTCGAACTTCATCTCAACAATGCGCTGATCTACTGATTTGCTACTCATCGTCTAGACATCTCCCTTTCTATTTCTTTGACTATCTGGTCAAATATTGGATCTATAGCCGGCTTAATAAAGTGCTTTCCAGCCACATGCGTACCAGATCTGGTAGCGTGCCCGTATTCAACCAAGATAGCGACATTACAACCGCCCTCTATGTCGTCGTTATACCATGCAAGCGAGGCTCCTTCTTTGGTATGCTTTATTTCATACCGCCATGAGTCTGCCAATATACCGGAGTCGTGAGGGGTAGCTTTTCGTAATGCGTCTACCCCTCTTCTTCCGTATTTATCGAGCCAACCTAAATTGGCAAATTCTTTCATTCGTTCTAAGAACCCACTAGTCTTTTTAAGGCTGCCTCTTGTTCTGAAAGTAATTGTGTTATGTCCCATCGAATTACCCTCGTCTTATCCCCTACTATGAAGTCTCGCCCTTCTTTCTGCATTCAAAGCCCTGTTTCTGGCAAGAATTTCCTGCCGACTCATCTTCTTTTCAGGTTGATTCTTTATTGAACAAATCTTTATCAGTGTCATAAGTCGGTTGAAATGCCACTTCTCAAACTCAACTGGAATATTAAAGGAAAGCATCCAATAATATACGAGCTCGGAAGTGACCGTTTCATGACCGATCTTCTTAATTTGTGTGCCTGCTTGAATATCCGAGAACCACGTAGCAGTCATCGGATCATCAATGTATTCTTTGATTCTCAAAATATCCGAATCTGTGAGTCCCATATAGACCGTATCAGGAAATGGACCGTTGATAGTCATACACCGAATATAGTCAAGCGTCTCTTCAAAGGTTTTTTCCCCTTCCTTCATAAAAGCCTTCTTATGTCTGGACTCCCATTTTGAAATCGAGATAAGTGAGTGAGAGAGTTTAAGTTTTGCTCCTGGAACATCTATGAATTCCTCAGTAGTCTCATTCCAGAGTTTTGTTCCTTCGACATTTATCTCAAGAAACTCCTGCATAACATAACCTCATTATTTAACAACCGATAATTCCGGTTTATTGTCCTGCTTAATCTGCTTATCCCCTCTAAGCTCTGTCGGGATTACTCCGTTAACGAAAGCTTCCACATTCTTCTGGTCTTCAAGGAACCAGTCGATAAGAGCGTCGTATGCCGGCGTTTCCGTGAAAGCAATAGCAAGAGATCCGCCACGCTTCTCAAGACGCTTACCATCCTGAGAGAGTTCACCATAGGATCCAAGAACAAGATCTTCAAACTTAGACCACATTTCTTTAGAATTCTTAGCGTTTACCATCTCTTCGAGAATGTTTCCCATACGACCGTCTTTGAGCATATTCATCTTAATAAGCTCCGGCTTAGATAAGTTAAAATAAAACGTTTCTTCCCTTTCCGTCCCAAGGAAGTCTGTGTACTTGATTTTCTTAATAAACATATTTAAAACTCCTTTCAAAACATAAAATACCCCTCTACCCCGCAGAGCGCGTCGTACGAGATAGAGGGTCAATTGCATTTCTGTCCGACCGTGTAGTCTTGACAGGTGCCCGGGTTTTGGGCGTATTTAGTTGTTATGTTGAATTACGCCTCGTAGGGGATTCCAGTGATCTCTTCGAATTCCCAATCATAAATTGCGCCGAGCTGAACAAGTTTGCGGAGCTGTTCTACGGTGCAACCGCATCTTGCGTATCTTTCGGCGTACTTCTGATAAAGTTTGGAATGTTCTTTTTCCATTTACTCCGCCTCCTTTATAAATGATTTAGACATAAAAATAAGAGCCTCCCGCTATGGAAGACTCCAGTTACAAAAGTGACCAGATTCGGTTTCGCGTAACTCAGCTCTGCGTCAGGCAGTACACGGCTTATGAAGTTGTATTAATTATAGGAAAGATCTATTTGACCTTATCCTGTAATTCCATGACCGCTATCTCAAGATCTGTGATAGACATTTCATTTTCCATCTGATCGATTTCAAGATCAGTTTGGTTTTCGTCAGCCTGTATCTGATTTATATCGATATCAGGAAGCGACTGTTCCATATCCATAAAAGTTGCGATATGGTCCTGAAAAGGTTCGTGATATTGACTCATGATTGTTTACCTATAAAGAAGATTAGGAAAAGATACTCTGTGTAGAACGTTGTTTCTTGTTCGCTATGATGCTTGCTTGCCGATGAAGAAGATGGACAATACATATGCTAACTCATAGGCACGGACTTGTCCAGATGTAGTAAAGCTTTTTAGCCCAGCATTACTGGAGATTCCTTTATTCGTTGCATGAAGCTCATACTCTTCTTCGGGATTTGTATACACATCTTTTCCACAATAAGAGTATGTACCAGGCGCAAAACCATTATCGGATAGAAATTTCCAATATTGTTGAGCTATATTATTAAGTAAAACATCTTCGACTATCGATTGTTTTGTATATGTAATATTTTTAAAATCAGGGAAATGAATATAATATTTACTTTTATGGATCTTGCTATTGTTGAGTGTTTTCCTATCAATAAACTCGTAGTACATCACGGTGTTTTCTATAACATCTTTCAAATTAGAATCCATACTAGAAAACATAGATATTAAATTTGAATCATCCTGACTTTTAGAATCCGGTTCTCTCTTCGTATCCGTTGCATATAAAGCAATTTTTATATTTGGTGCAAACATAAAGAGATAATCATAAGTGAAACCTTTTGCTTTTATATTGTTTGTATACATGGAATAGTTCGAGTAATTGTATACGTTATCACCATCAGCATCTAACGTTACATTTTTGTTAATACAAATAGCTTTACCGTTCCCAGTGTTTATAACATCTCCTATTTTAAAGACGTCTTTTAAACCACTATTTATAAGCGCTTTTATTTCTGCACCGGTAAGTGTGTCTTTATCTTTTTGTGCTAATTCAAGTATATCAATCCTACCTTCATGATCATCCGTTATGGCTTTTGATTTCTGCAATATGCTCGTCAGTCCCGGTCCATCCAAATATTTCTCATCATTATTTGCCAACTCATTCACCTCCATATACACTATTCCAGATAGCGTCAACCTCATCAATCGACAGATTCTTTATAGCATCAATCTGATCCTGAAGATGTCCGATCTGGTCTTCGTCCAATTCATGCCTTAAATGGGCCAACCAGTCTTCGAACGTTGCGGTTTCCGCTGCCCTCCACTGCTCAACAAGTTGGTCTACAGTCATAACCTCAAGAACACCGATAACGAACGGGCATCTTGTCGTGCCTACATAGTTTGTTATGTTCTCTGTTGTAACCGAACCACTTGCTGCTGGAACATAGATTGCTGCTAAAGGATACTGATTTAATCTATCTTCTCTTATAAGCGTAGGTTCTACCGGTTCATATGCCGGATCACCTTTTATTATCTTGATAGAGTTCGCTCTCGTTTCGTTCTCTGAGTTAATTTCTAAGACAACAAGATCGATTCTATTAAGACCTGCTTCAGAAGAGTCAAGATCCAAAGGCATAGCCGTATCATTTAGAGTCCACGTATGATTGAACCATGCTCTACCGGTATCGACCATTACCTGCATCCCAGTACCTGGGGTTACATGAAACTGATTCCCGACAGTCTCATAAACGCCATCCTGAATAATTCCATCGAAGATCGATGACATTTGTTCTGCGTTATAGGGTCTATCACCGTTTAGTGAATTAAAAAACCCTGATTTTATTGCCATTACGACCCTCCTTCCATATTCTCATCTAAGATTGCGAATGTTGGATACATAGAAATACCCGACGAATCTTGACTTCGAATCATCTCTGTTACTCTTACTTTCTTTGTTATTCCATACTCGTTTTCAACTTGTAAAATATCCCCTACGGTGTAATGTTTTCCGTATTCGAACATTCCTTGGTAGTTAACCTCAGCTTCAAACGTCCACGAGTTTTTAATTAGTTTCTCTACTTCTTCTCTGCCTTTGTTATAAAGAATATCGTGATACTCCGCCCACCACATCTGGGTGTCGTCTTCCTTTTTGCTTGAGACATTTGAGCAGTCTGTTTTAACCTCTATCCGATCTAACCCTGAGGCGTCAGTAATGTCCAAATATACTATGTCATTGCTGTCGCCTAACGATTCTTCAGGTCGTTCTCCCTGAGGCTTGTTATAGCCGTCAGACTCTCCTACTATTACTGTAGCAGTAGCGTTTGTAAGTCTCTTATCGTTTGTATAGTCGGATGAAATAAGGTTATCGAAGTCTTTAGAGAAGACAACATAATCATTCTCAGACTGATCATAAGACCTGTCCGTGCCGGCAAATAACTCAAACACAAACTCGTTTTCGTCATTAAACGTTATTCTCCACCCAATATCCTTTTCCTGGCAGAGAGTGTTTATGGTTTCGCCGAGCTTTTCGCCACCGTTTACTTTGGTATCAACAGTCTTGGATGTGATCCGAGTATCCTCAGACTTCACCATTTTGAAATTTGCTATCTTTCTCTTTGTATCGGTGGGATTTATCACAGAAGCATTGAGAAGTTTTTCGATCATATCCTGGAGATTGCCTTTGAGTTCGGTGTCGTGATAGATAATTCGCCTATCCAAGACAGACTCAAGACTATGCCCAGTAATTTTAAGATGGTTTCCTTCTTCTACATCGGTCGTAATCGCTATGGTTTCTATGAACATTGGGCGATTCGGTTCCTCAGGAATCCAGACGTATGTATCATTCTCAAATACGTCTATAAGTTCCTTTGAGGGTCTCGTGTAGATTTCGAAGTCACCATAATCGTTGTACCTCACGTTCCAGATAAAAGACTCAAACGAATCGATTATCATGGAGACATTCAGGTTTCTATCGAGAGAGTAAACTTCCATAGTTATACCCCCTCATAAAGAACGCGATTTGTAATAGTGAGTTCCATGTTTTCCTCACCGCGTCCTACAATGTGGTAAAAAACATTCTCCCCAATGGCTAACGTTAACCACTTTTGTCCTCTTCCAAGTGCCGATAGAATATTAGTTGCTACGCCATTTCGTACGAGCTGCATTGACTTATGTCCTCTTACGGTGTTAATGATAACGTCGTCTTTAGCAATTATACCGTTTCCGTTTAGAGCCTTGATTTTATCGGTATTGATGTTCATGCTTTCGTTTGTATTGGCATTATAGATAGTGATGTTTTCTATCGGACCGATAGCATGAATCTTAATCGTAATGCCGGTTTCTTCGTCTCCATAATAAGAAATAGTCTTCTCTTTATAATGAACGATCTCGCTCATTATTAGAGTATCTTCTCCAATCGGATTAGAAAAAGGAAATGTAAATCTTGGCTCTATTCCACTAAACAGAGTCTCCTGTTCTTCCACCGAATAGAAGTAAGGATCAGGACAAATAATACTAACCTGGCATCCCTCAGTCTCTGAGAAAATATCGGGCTTGTTTTCTTCTACATACCCGGTTATCTCAGCTATTCTTCTATCGGTTTCAACTCTAATTGTGAGTTGCTTTTTATTAGGAAAGAACTTATAGCTCTTAAGTCTTACATCTTCGATAGAGCTATCGGACATAAATTGGAAGTTGAATACGATGTTTCTCTGCTCTGATTTGGCAGAGTTATAGATAGAACCGTCCATCGTAGCGGATTCTGCTGTGTTAATAGAGGATTTAACAGGTCCTAAGCCATCAATCGACTTAATAATAAACCCACTATCCTCGGGATGAAACGGATCTAATTCAAGAGAATCGCCGACATAATTCGTCACCGTGATTTTCTTTATCATGACGATCCTCCTTATCTTTTATGCTTTCCTTGTTATTATCTTTCTTGCTAAGTCTGAGACGTTCTTATAGTCTTCCTGACTCATACGACCCGAATCTAAAAGATTCTGTAAGATCTGTTCGGGACCACCTTTGAAACCTCTCTCAACTCTGTAAAACTTATCCACGAAATCGTTCATGTTTTTCAGTCCATTTTGAATTTGTGGATTCTCTTGATTGTTCTGGTTTCCGCCGAATCGATTGAACATATCACTCATTGGACTCACCTCGTTTCGCAGCTCTTTCTTCTCTGCGCTTCTCATAGTGTCTGTCTATCGCTTTACTTACGAGCTCTTCAATCTGATCAGCTGTTACATAGTTATTACCGGTAGACTCTTTAGTAACATCATTTGTGATGTCTTTGTATTCATAAATCGCCATCGGGACCGGTATCCCCTGTTCATTTGTAGATTTAACGTAGATTCTATTCTGCTTAGAATCCCAAAGTGTTACTGTATTTCCTGCTCCAACCATATAAGCTTCTGCCTGAGCCTGGTTTTCTACCCAGTGAAGCTGTTCTGTCTGCTGTATCGGCGGTTGATACGCCGGAAACTGCAGTCTATTGCTTGGTTGAAACTGATTAGGATAATACTGATTCATCTCATACTCCTTTCACGAAAACAATACACAGGAACTTTATCCCCGCTGTCCCATGTATCGTAGTAGTCCCCATCCATGACCGTTACGACATGGCTACCTGTTCCTAAAACGAAAAGACCTTTTGGATTGTCCCGACAAAAATCTCTAATCGTGTAACAAAGCGGACAAGTATTTGGGATTCTATATACCTGAAATCCATGTTTCTCTAAATACTCTCCCCATATAAGGTTCGAAGATGGCATATCGCCTTTAGATGCTGCGAATTTACAAATATCCCAAAACACTTCGCTCCAAGACATATTTAGGGCAAGGGTTAAAGCTCTAATTGTGCAGTCTCCTGCATCGGAACGAACTGGATTTGGGTTATAGTATTTCCACATAAAATCACCAATAAAGCGTCATATACCAATGATGAAGGTTGTCGTTTACTGCTGTACGATCAAGAGAACAATGCTCAAATCTTCGTATCATCTTCTCCCAAATATCCGAATCTGGGTCTCTGTCTATGATGGTGACGAAGTATCGTTTGTTCCATAAATATACTTGATCGTCTGCTCGTACGTTATCTACACCTTCCAAATTGTAGATAATGCATGGATATTCTAATTTAAGGTTTCCCGGAGACTGAAAATATACTCTTCTGCATCCGAGTATCTCCTCTAGTTCGTACTGAAGCTTAATTCGTGTCCGAACCATGGTATTCACCTCCGATTTGCATGATGAGCCGTGGAAAGCTGCCGGCATCCACCGAGCTAACCTTCCACTTTACACCATGAAGTATGACATATCTTATGTTGATATAATGATCATAAGCGTATGGGTCCGCCACTATACTGATCTCATTTGACAATGATATATCCTCATTTATCTCCGTGCTACCTTCCAACCGTCGATAATTTCGGAGCACATCGCCATAATACGGTCGCTCTATTATTTGCTCTACCCAAACACCGGGTGACGTTTCGACCGTTTCGGCATAGCCGACGTTCCCAAAAAACTTGCTCATGATCTATACCTCGATTTACTAAGCGCTCTCTGTCGTTAAGCCGCTGAGACCAAACGTCTTTGTAACGCTTTCGTATCCTGTCTTGCTCGCCACGACTGTAACTGTCTGCGAGTCCTTGTCTGCAATGCGAAGTACAATATCGCCGTCGGCATCGAGAGTAGACGGCTTTGTAACCGTTACCTTGATTGTTACGTCATCTACACCAGGTACCTCTGCATGAAGTGCTAAGTAGTTACCAGACTGCTCGGCTGTCTTCGAAGAGAATCCTGTGTAGTCAGATACATACTTAAGTGTACCTATTATTGCATCGCTAGTAACTGACACACCTGTCTGGAGGTCGTTTACAGTCTTTCCAAACAGGTCGATTGTATTGTCAGTTATTGCCCTTACAGACAAGCTATTTAAGGGTTTACGTTACCGTTGAAGTGGCTTGCAACTTCATCCGGGAGCGGAAGCCTCGGAGCTGCATCAGCTGATCCGTAAAGAATCTTCTCAAATGCCGCAAGCTTTGTTGCATCAACCTTTGTAGAGTCGATAACAACTGTAGCCGTCGGCTTAAGTCCCTTTACAGCAACCGGAGTAGTTGTAAGTTCCCAAGAGAACGTGATTGCTTCCGGTGAATCGTTGATTGTTGCATAACTCTTGCTGGACGGAGATGCCATAGCACCGTATACAAGATGGATCTTGTAGCCGTAGTCATTACCTTCCGTGTCGTTACCAAGAGTAGTAACATAAGAAAGACCGAATGCCTTACGTGTCTGCTGTCCAATAGTTACACCAGTGGAGATTTCCTTAGAACCATCAAGTTCTGCGAATTCATCCGGGTATGTGTAAGCTTCAACCGTTGCTCCAAATGTTTCTGCGGAGTAAAGGTTAAGGTACTTGATGTCGTCAGCCCAAAGAGCTGTAGCTTCAGCACCAGACGGGTTCTCGGATACTGCTGTAAGGCCGTTCCAAGCTACACCGTTGTCATATTCCTTTGTTGTCGGATTGATAAGGTAAAGGACACCCTTCTTTGTACCAGTTTCGTAGGTTTTCTCGCCTACCTGATCCCATACTAATTCTGCCATAGTACAGTTTCCTCCTATGAATTAAACGTTGTTGATAAGTTAAAAGAGAAGGGACCCCATTTCTGAGGCCCCAGTTTTCACTCATTTTGAAATTATGCCTGCGGAACTAAAGTTACGCCTGCCATTGAAAGATCTACCGAAGCAGATTCGTAGCCTTCCTTGGATGCTCTAACCTGTATAGGCTTGCTCGTATCCGTTACGCGAAGAACAATGTCGCCGTCGGCGTCAAGGGTAGATAGCTTAGTGATACCTACCTGAATTGTTGCGCCTTCAACGTCAGAATCTACATGGATAGCTATGTAATGTCCGGACTGCTCAGAAGTCTTTGAAGAGAATCCTGTGTAGTCGTCTACATAGTCAAGAGATCCTGTTACTGCATCTCCACTGACGTTAACGCCAAACTGTAATTCAGCAGCTGTCTTGCCAAATAAGTCTCGGTTATCGTCTATCGGACTAACGGATACGTTTATGAGTTTCCCTGGCTACTTTTCACCTCTTCCTCAATAACGATTGCGGACCATACCTTCGTAAGTGCACCGGAGAGACGAGTCTCTATGAGTGACTTCTCCTGGTTGAAGTCGATGTCGAACTGTGTGAAGTGGCTGATCTGTCCACCCTTCGTAGAACCGATAGCATAGTCCTGAAGGTTTACAAGGATAGCATCAAGCTTGTACTTCTTGCCAGTTGTAGCATCAACTCTCTGCTTGTCTTCCATCTGTTCGATTGTGATGATGGAGTTAACATTAAGCGCAGATCTGATCTCTTCGATAGAGCTGTAGATACGACGACCGTTAAGGTCACGTGCAAACAGCATTACGTTGAGCATGTGCGGTGTGCAGTAAAGATCCGGAGTACCAGAACCTTTGAACTTCTCACGCATATAAAGAATCTTCATCATGAAAGCTTCAGCAAGAACGTAGTTATCACCAAAGTGCTTGCTTGTGTCTGATCCATTAAGTTCAGCCTTAGCTGCGGCAAGATCAAGAACGCCTTTCATTGTGTAAAGGTCATCATCTGTCCAGATCGGACGTATCTTATCTTCCTGAATCTTGTCTTCGGATTCATCAGAACGTCCATCGCCAAAGAGAATAGCTGTAGCGATTTCGTTCTTAAGCATCTGCTGATCGATCTTGTAAAGGTAATCTACATAGTTGAAATCTGTGATATCAACGATATCGTCTCTATGCAGAGCGTTCTTTACGTATACAGTCTGCGGATCGGTTGTTCTACGAGCAGCCGTAAAGTTTCCGCTGTATGTCTTGTAAGCGCCCTTTCTCGGATAACCCTTAGCACGGAGCTCGTCGATATGTCTTATGTCAACATAGTTCGTACGAACGCGGCTGAACGGAAGCTTATGGCACTTGTTTATAACCTTCTCCTGCCATGTCCAATCGTCCGTGATCATTTCCGGCGGTCTGTTTGCATTTACATCGTGGTATTCCGGGAACATCCATGATACATTACCCGGCACCTGCGGATCCTGAGAGAAACCGCCTACGGGAACAGCCTGCTCGCCGTGTGCGATAAATCCATTATCCTCAGCATAATAATTGAGAGCATCCTTGAAAGATCCTGTCTTCTTTGCAAGGTTTACGATCTCTACTTCGTCAGAATGAGCGAGGTAATCCTGACCTGCTACTTCATCCTGATCAAACACATTGTGTTTCATGTTACCTTCCTCCTCATCGTCTTCTTCGTCGTCATCGTCTTCGTCAAGACCGCCTTCTGCAGCCTGGCCGATGATGGCATAAACAACATTCATTTCTTCGGGTGTGAGTTTCTTTTCGATGTCTTCGAAAACTTCCTCAACTGTCTTTTCTTCATCCATCTTTTTCTCCTCCTTCTTGGATTCTTTCGGGCTTTCAGGCTCGGACTTCTCCTCTTCCTTCTTTTCCGCAGAATGCTCCAAGAAATTAAATCCGGATTCGTCACCTGAATAAATAATTGCCACTTCGCCATCATCATCCGAGTGTGCCATTACTGACTCAGAATCGATGTAAGCACCAGGATTAGCGCTCGCTAATACAAGACTTACTTCCCTGATAGCTCCATGAATTACGTTGGCAGCTGTTGAACTAACCGCCTGTTGCTTAAGCTTGTTTGCGTAGATAGAAAGGGCAGTAATATCGCCATGCTGAACTATCTCCTTTGCAAGCTTTCCTGCCTCAGTACCGTTGAAAGTGCAATATGCCTTGACCCCTTCGTCGTGATGTTCAAGGACTGCATTGCCTAAAACGTTCTCAGGCTCATCGTGCTGGTGATTCCAAACTAAAGGAACCGTCTTACCGTCACAGTCATCAAAAGCCCCGGGAAGAATAGTTCTCCCATCAGAGCAATGAATGTTGTAGCGTGTTGCCCAGCCACTAAAGTCATACTTTTTGCTCATTTTGAATTTCCTCCTCACCTACTGGTTCTTGTTGCATACCCAATTCATCTGGAGAATGATTGAGGTTAGAGTTGATAAGTTGATCAGCTCTAGGATCGTCAATGGGCTTAAGCCCAACGATCTGTCTGATCTCGTTAGACGTCATAATCTCATTTCTCGTGAACTTATCTGCGATTTCAGCAATGTTCTGAACCGGAACAAGCTTGAATGGGTTTCTAAAGAATTCAATAGACTGTTTCTGAGACCGTGCGGTCTTAGTTAAGAATTTACGTTTCATCTCATTCGTAATAGCCGAGATGATAGGCTCTATGGTTCTCGTATAGTAATTGGTCATTGTCTGCTCGTTAGCGGAACCATTCATGATCTCCTGAGTGAGACCAAGTTGTGAATAAAGCATTTCGGTAAGAAACTCGACTTGCTTCATAAGATTGTTCTCTACCGACCTGTTTAACTGGGTAATCTTCTCAGTGCCGTCTGTATAAGCAATGCCGTATTTAGATCCTGCTAACTGTTTCTCTATGTCTTTTCGTCTGGCCTCAGCTTGTGCCTTTCTTGTTTCAGACTTAATTACATAAGGAAGTTGAATGATAAGATCTAATTTTCCGGCGGACGACTGCTCATCTACAGTATCAAGCAAAGCGAGTTTACGTATCAGTCTTTGCATAGTAGAGTTTGGTTCATTCATCACAGCGTAGAGTGGGTTTTCTACAATTGCGACAACTGTCTTCGGGAGCGTTATGTCTTCCTTCTTACCTGTTCTCTCGTTGTATACACTCAATTCTACACTCTGAGGATGCCATTGTGTTATTCGTCCAGTGCGGAGAGTCTGTATGTCGTATGATCCAGTCTTTTTCGGGTTTTCCGTTGTATCGACCGGAACGATTGCGACGCATCCTTCATCCATCATGGACATCACAACGTCTTGTATGAACGCTCTAGCTGTTTGGTCTGTATTAGCCTCGAGACTCAAACATTCATCAAGATCGTCGTTTACATAAGTCATAAAGCGGTCGTTTTCATCTAATTTAACATGACGAATATCGATTGCCGCTACATCCATTGCGATTCTGTTATAAACAGATGTAACAATGGTTCTTTCCAACCCACGCGAAAAATGTACGCGGTCTGGACGTGCATAAATGCCTGAACTTGTTGTCTCGAACACCTTTAAAGGATTATAAGGGGTCGGATCTTTGTTCATAAATGCGTTCCAAGCAGATTTAAGCCTAGAAGACAGAGTATTATCACTCATTTGTTTCTTCTCCTTTGGTGTTTAGACTACGATTTTTTATTCTTTTTCTTTTTATCGTTTAAATAGTTCTCAGTGCCAACATAAGTAATCGCAGCGGAACCAGCAGCGGTTCCAGCTCCAATTCGCACAAATTGTCCGGCTTTATTTGTTTCTATTTCAGCCGGATTAAGCTTCCTAGAGGCTATAGTAACGCCACCTTTTTGATTTTTAGCAAGCGATTCTCTATCAAAAATTATCGCAGGGGAATTTGTTCTGAATCCGGAATAACGCATATCGTTTATATCATTTATACCGGAAAATCCTCTTTTCTTAAGCTCCGCATAGTACATCTTTTGAGCTGCTACACTCGCATCGTCTTTAGTAGCTACAAGGGTCCCTCGATTAAACATCGTATATGCTTTGTCATACTGTTTCTTAGATAATTGCTCTCTGGCTTTTTGCATTGGGTTTTTGCTAGCTTTAAAAACGGTATTAAAGTTTTCGTCTCTAAAGCTGTCTGTAACTGCCTTATTAAACTCGGGATTTGTTTTCATCATTTTCTTAAAGACTCGTTGGCCTTCTTTGTTTGATGCTATTTTCATGTCCTTGGCTGCGACTGCAGTATTTAAAAATTTAACTTCACCGCCTTTTAAAGAGTTTTTATTACCAAAAAGACCTTTATAAGCCAAATTGTCGCCCATCTTATAAGAAGCAAAAAACGCTTCTCCCTTTTCCAGTCTTTTTGGATCCATGTTTAAATTCTGTATAGTGGTCCCGGCTTTGATTGTTTTGCTAATGTAATCCTGTCCAAATCGCTTATATGCAGCAAAACCAGCTACTGTTATACCGACGGCTGCTGCTGCAATAAGTGCTTTTTTCTGATTATCTGTTAGCTTAATATCCTTTAATTTTTGGGATTTCTTTTTGACAGAGTTTATGAACTTACCCTTTTTCTTAGGATTATATCCGCCTTCACCATACTTTTGGTATCTACGGACGCCCCATCTCATACCTTTAACGCCATAATGATAAAGCTCATTTTCGGAGATTAATCGATTCATACGCATATCCTCCTACTTCTTTTTCTCATTATTAGGCACTTTTTCTTTACTTATATGGTCGATATAAGCCATTCCAGTTGCGGTGGCAGTACTTCCGGCTAATCCAGCAACAATATTAACGCCTTGTTCATCAATAATTTTTGATGCGTCATATTGTATTCCGGCACGTTTAATCTCGTTGTCTGTCAATTGTTTAACTGCTTTTTTTGCTATGGCCGACTGGTCAAAAACGATTATTGGAGACTGTGACTTATAACCGCCGTATATGGCATCATTGGTATCTAAGATCCCGGAATAACCTTTTTCTTTCATAGCATTGAAGTATTTTGACTTTTGTCTTGATAAATCTAGGGATTTAACCGCATCTTCAGGAGTGCTAACTATAGAAAAATTGAAGTATTTATAAGCCTTATTTATATCTTTGTTCGTTATATCATCGACCTTCTTACCGACCATATTTTTAGCAAAATTTCTATCTTGCCTATATGCTTTGTACTTCATTCTGTTAGCAAAGCTGTTAGACATCATTCTTTTGTCGTTTATAACGAAATCTCGAAAGTCGTCATTATTTCTAAAAAGATCTCTAAAAACTTTTTCGGAAGCATCTTCTCCGGCCACTTTCATATCTTTGACGACTTTACTCGTAATATCAAATTTATTAAAAGCCTGGAGTTCTCCTTTTGCCTTTTGCTTTCCGAACATTTTTCTATATTGGTTAATATCTCGTTTGGTATGCGCTGCAAAAAAATACTCAGACCCATCAATGCGATCTTGCGATCTGGCAAGAGTATGCAATGTAGAACCTTTCTTAAGTTTTATGTCAGCATAATGCTTGCCTAATTCACTGTAATCGTTCTCTACAGTGTAACCTTTGGCAAGAGCGTTTTTTATTTTTGCTGCTGACACAATCTGTCTTCCGTATTTAGCGGCAACATATGATAAAGCACCAGCACCACCAACAACCCCTAAGCCAATAGCGACTTTTTTCAACGCTTCTTTTTGCTTATTTCTTAACTGCTTTCTCTTTTTTGCCGGTTTATTATTGGCTGCTGTTTTCTTAAGACTACTTTTCCAATGTGACTTTTTTTCTTTTGTTGAGTGATCGCCGCTTCCTAATGGATAAGGTGGACCGTTTCTAACACCCCATTCCTGGCCTTTTATACCGTGATGATATAGTTCCTGTTGATAGTTATTCATATGCTATCACCCGGCTACAGCTCCGCGTACGCCTCTATACGCGCCTTTCAGCATAGCAGCACCGACCTTAACCCCAACTTTTCCAGCTCGTATACCACCTTTAACAGTACCTCGTATAGTCGCTTCTGTAACGTTTGCTATGACATTACTAGCACCTTCGACACCCATTTTTTTAATTATGAGTATCCCTGCTGCAACGGCGGCGGCTTTAACTGCGGTTTTTGCTATTTCTTCACCATGTTCGTTCAGAAATTGTCTACCCGCACTCGTATTTTTGTAACTGCGCTCCAGTTCTTTTCGTTTTATATACTGCTGCAATTCTCTGTTTGATCTTTCATTGAGCTTCTTTTTCCCAATCGTCTTAGCTCTAAGGTAGTCTTTGCTATCGTTTTTAACCTTATTGAGCTTATTAACGAATTTACCTTTTTTCTTTGGGTTGTATCCGCCTTCACCATAATCCTGATATCTGCGCACGCCCCATTTCATACCTAAAACGCCGTAATGATACAATTCTTCTTCGGAGATTAAATGATTACCCATATCAAACCTCCTATTTCTTCTTAAGTTCTTTTGAATACGCAACTCTAAATATGTCATCATCGAATGTATCTTTTACGGATTTAGCAAGGGATGCCTTACCGAGCTTTGTTCCGAGATCGTCTATTACTATCGTTCCGAACGCCGATAACACACCAGCGGCTACAGTCTTACCATTCACAATGTTCGCCTTGTCAAGCTTTCCGGCAGCAACCAAAGCCAAGCCAGCAGCTCCTGTAACGGCAGATCCAAGTAATATAGCCTTGGTAACTTTCATACCGGTGTTAACATCGTCTTTTAGCAATTCTCGATATTCATGCTCTTTCTTCAATCTCTTGATTCCGTATTCAAGCTCATCATCAGACATTTTTTTGATTTTCTTTTGCGTGCTATCTGGCTTCTGAGCCCTTTTTATTGCTTTTTTGACATTCTTCTTAACTGTCTTGATAAATTTGCCTTTTTTCTTTGGGTTGTATCCGCCTTCGCCATAGTCCTGATAACGACGAACACCCCATTTCATACCAATTACGCCGTAGTGCATTAAAGCATCTTCGGTGTCAGGGGATAATGCTTTCATTGGCTCTTCCTTGGTAGTTAATAGGGCTGCTTTGCCAAGACCCGTGTCTACGTATTTATATGCCATTTTGAAATCTCCCTATTTCTTCTTTTTCTTTTTCTTATTTGTACCTACTCTGTACATCTTAGAGTCTTTCTTATAGACCCCTTCTTGTTTGAATCCCTGGTGTACTCTTGAAACGGTTTTTGCGGCCCCTACTACGGCTACGCCAGTTCCTACTGCCCTACCTACAGGAGTAGAAGCCAATCTTTTTCCAGCAGCAACTGCGTTGGTTGCCTTTGAAACGTACTTATTATTTATTACCTTCAAATAAGCATTTGCCAACTTGGGGCTTCTAGACATCGCCACCCTCCCGGCAAGAGCTGCACCCGCTATACCTGCTCCGATAGCAGCTTTCTTAAGAGCCGGTTTTGCTACTTCTCTACCCAAAACTCTCGCTGCTTTCTTAGCTCTTGAATCTGGTTTTCTACTTGAAGATTTCGATAATTTTTTCTTTCGAGCGGGTTTTACACTTCCTCCAGATTTAGAGATTCTTCCAATTTTTGTATAGGTCTTTCCATCGCCTATGCCATAACGCGAACGCCCGGCAGAATTGTATGTACCATCGGCATTCTGATAACGACGGACGCCCCATTTCATCCCCTTAACACCGTAGTGATAAAGTTCATCCTCTGAGACTAAATAACACATCATTCGAACGCCTCCCTGTTTAATTTCCAAGCAACATATGCATCCATCATTGCAGCTACTGGGTCAATCTTCTGCTCATAGCGTTGCTTCAACAATTTTCTGTTACCGTTTGTATCCTCGATAGTAATACAGTTACCCATAGCGAACTGCATTATCTCTTCGTCGAATTCCAGCATTCTATCTTCGGCTAACTTCTTTAATTCACCGAGCGGAACCGACTCTGTCTTGGCACCCTGTATAACTTTTTCTATACCGAATGGTCCGTTCTCTGCTTCCCATCTCTCTACAAAATCTCGAGCATTATATGGGTCAAAACCAAAAGAGCGTACATCGTATTCTCGTTCCTGAATATGTTTGTCTAAATCCTCATAAACTTCAATCATGTCAAGAACAGTTCCATCGAATACAAATAAGCTACCTTCCTGAATGAACTCTTCGTATTTAGTTCTCATAGCCAGTGGCAGTTTTGTAAGCGTATGCGATGTAATATAGTTTCTGGTTTTTACTCCGAATGCTCCACCAGAAAGTGGAAACAGAAATGTGAAAGCACAGAAGTCATCTCCTCGTGACAAGTCTGCGCCCATAGAACAAGGCATACCCCAAAAGTTCCTCTTTCTATGCACGAGAGTCTCCTCGTAAGTAAAGAAGAAGGTATAACCTTCCATCGGCAAACCAAACCTCTTCGCAAGAATATCGTTTCTTGAAGATGGATTGTTCTCTGCTTCGTCGACATCCCTTTGATACGTTTCATATGTGACCGTCTTTCCAAGATTTGGATTTGCTTTGAGCCACATCATAGGATTGTTAACTTCTTTGATGTCGTCGAGTTTGTACCACCATATAGAGATCTGTGGTGCCTTGTATTCTCCTTTGAGAATCTTCATTAACTTCATCTTAACTGAATCCCCGGGGCCGTTTCTTACAGTTCCCTCTGATGAAGTTGCAACTATTACGTAGTCATCTATCTTCGAGCAACTTTGCTCTACTGCCGGCATAACATCCTGTTTAACATCGCCGGATAGCCATTCATCAATTGTGACTACTTTTGTTCTTAATCCCTGAAGTTTATCTATGGACATCGGTCTTACTTCGAGGATCGAATTCGTCATGAAGTTTTCTATGCCTTTCTTTGTTGCTGCTAACTTCTGACGATTGGCCTTTGAACCTGTTGTATTCTGCAGCGAGCCTTCCGTTAAGAATTGGAAGAAAGGTCCTCGCGCGCGTGCGATAGCAGTCTTTATAGGTTGTATTACCTCTTCTGCCTGCTTCATTGTTGGGGCTGTTGTAACCTGCTGAGTGGTTGAAGTATCGACGTTCTGAAAGTATGATTGTAAACATGAGTCGTAGAGGCTTTTAGCAGCTCCTCTTCCTACGATAAGGTACTGTATGTTTGTCAGTCTTTTCTTAATTCGCTTGTTTACATAATGGCCGCCCTTTCCGTCAGGATATGGCTCGTAAACGGATCGATCTTCGTAATAATACCAGCCGAGCAATTGTTCAGCCCAGAGTTTAAAGCTTGGTAAGAGATGTAAGTCTGATCCGTCGGTAAGAGTAAGTTCATTTTCGCAATACTCTACCCAACCGTCGATAGCCTGATCGTCATACCAAACACCAGGATTCGCTATTAGATCGTCTATCCTGTTCATTTCGAGTGAGATCTGCTCATTAACAGGGATCTCGCCCCTTATTACGGCATCTCGAAACTCGCCGTAGTATTTGGGAACGGCAGTGTTCGATAGTGCCATATGATTTCCTCCTTATATAGAAAATCCCCTCTCGACCAGGTTAGGGAGTTAGTCGAAAGGGGCTCTATATCATGTGTAGACGTTATTCCAAATTGTATCGAGTTCTGATGAGGTTAACGGCGAAAGATCTCCGCCACCGCCACCGCCTCCACCAGCCTCTAACGCGGAAACACGTAGAGAAAGAGCAGGAAGCGTCGATGTCTCAAGGGTTGAGGTTCTGAGTTCGAGAGCAGATACGCCTGCTATAGCGAGATCTACTTTGTGTTCCATTGTTGGAAACACACTCGTCTCTAATTCAGATACTCTAAGATCAAGATCAGGCAACGTCGTGTTCCTGAGTTCATCTAGGACAGCCTGAATATTCAGGGTAGATGTCTTGAGTTTTGAGATATCGATCTCGATTCCAGGGAGAGTAATAGTTTCCATGGTTGAGACTTTTGTTTCTAATGTAGAAACCCTGGTCTCAAGCTCTGAAATATCCCCACCGGAGCCTATGGCGGACACTGAGATAACATCGTAGTTAGTCCCATCGTACGTCACGACAGCGGTGTTCCCAGCGCCTATGATACCAGCCGGAATTGCCGCGTCGTTCCAATACAACGGCTTTGCGCCGGTATTGCTGATGTTCAACGTTGCCGACGCAGGTACCGCATTTTGAAATTTAATCGCGACAAATACGCCTGTGTGTAAAGCATAACCAGTCAGAGTGACCACCTTTGCAGTTTCTGAGGCTGCCGTACTACAAGTGGCATACTTTGTCGTCTCTTCGTCTAATTCCTCGATGTCTGAAGCAAGACCGGCTATCGCAGAAGCTAAGCTTACGTCGTTGCTTTTTAAATCGGGAATTTCGGCTGAAAGAACAGCCAGGATTTGTGCTGAGTTAAGGAATTTACTCATGACTGTTCTCCTTTACTGTTTAATTACGGCTCTTCTGTATCGATGTCGTCAAGATCTGCAATAAGATCTGCAACATCCTGAGCTGTAGCGAATTCGATAGTATCGAGCTTCTCTTTGTCTGTAGCACTCATAGCACCTGCTGCGCCACCAACACCACTTGAAGAAGGAGAAGCTGCTCCCATCGCGATACCTGATGCGGAAACAGAAAGACCATTTCCAGCTACAACGTTTGCAGAAATTGTATTGTTAGAGATTGAGATACCGTTTCCTTCTGTATAAGTATCTACAAGATCATTAACCGGAATGTAGATATGCTGGTTGTCGGCATTAGCGATTACAAGGTCGATGTACTTGTCACCAACCTGGGCTCCTGCATACGGAACATCAGCTGTCTCAACAGTCGCTACTGTACCTGATTCAACAACCAGATCCTTCGGAATGTTGATCTTGTCGCCAACAGCGGTGCCGTTCTCAAAGAGCTGGTATGTTGAAGAATAACCAGCCTCTGCAACCTGCTGCTTTGTGACTGTGTAGGTCTTAAGATCATCAGCATCGAGCTTGGATGCAATGAGCTGCTGTAACGAAAGCGCTAAGTCAGCGTTTGTGATCTCGCCCTTCTTCGCATAGTTCTGATTACGTACTTTCGCGATGACGGCATTAGCTACCTGTTTTGCCTGTGTTGTGTTAAGATGTTTTGACATTTCATTTTCCTCCTTTGAAAGGATAACATGGGTTTAAAAGTTTCTTATAGCGTATCGAGACTGTTTATGAGATGGTTGATATCGTCTTGTGACGCTTCTGTACAACCGTCGTGACAGTCAAGATCGTCTATTTCATTGATTAGTTCGCCTACAGCTTCGTCTGATTCATCTTCGCCATATTCAAGGTCATCTAACTCATGAATAAGATGTTTGATTTCACAATCAGTAGCTGTATAACAATTCCCATGCCCCGTCCCAAGGGAATCCAAATCTTCAATGAGGTCCTGAATCTCTTCATCAGTCGCCTCAATGAAATCGTAACCGGTATTATCCGGTGTAGCAGGATCTACTTGTATGTTCAGTCTCCATTCAAGTTCATCGATGGATTTCTGTAACGCTTCTTTGAGAGAGCCTGCTTGTGGCGGATCGAACATCATGCGTACTTTCTGATACACGTATGTCTTCACCATATTAAGTCTCGGATCTCGGCTTACGATAAAGTCCGTCCAAACTTCTTCTTTGCCGGTTATCATAAAACCGTATGGATCTCCGACGCCTAACTGAGTTAAGATGGAGAACACCGAATTGATGTGCGTGATGATGTCAGGATCAAAGTGCTCGTATTCTTCGGTGATCCCAAGCATCTTTTTTGTCGATGTTAGAATCGAATTTTTAGGATCGCTCATCGTGATGCCTCCATTTTGAAAATGTTAATTCCATTTATTTACTTGTCTCTTTCGTATCCTTTTTACAGCTCCTTTATTTATTGAGTGATTAGCCATTTTATAAGTAGCATTATTCAATACTTTACCAACGCTACTTTTACCATAGGCTTTTAAAGCCTTATATGATTTGCTATTCACTCGATGCTTATATGGATCGCCGTATTTCGAGACACGATTATAGTATGTAAGTTTATCAGCATGATACTTGTTTCTAAACTGATCTTCGTTCATGCTATTGAAATCTTTCTTAACTCTTTTTGTTACAGCGCTATCAGAATCATTGATTTGAAGTTTCACCTTCTTGTTAAGGTCTATGCCTTTCCGTTCATTTCTTCGGTTCATTCTATCAATAGACTTCTGATACTTCTTATCTTTTTTAGCTTTTCTCTTGTAATAATCATCGGCTACTAAAGCATAATCCCTAGGATTACTTTTCATCTGTTCTTCGAACAATTTGTCTTTTCTCACCCTAACAGCATGCCTTGCTTTTGCCATGTCCATGGAAGATTGTGCTTTTAATAGTCGCTTCTTACCAGCATTGGTTAGACTACCATCATTGTTCTGGTATCTTCTGATACCCCATTTCATTCCTTTGACGCCATAGTGCATGAACTCGTCTTCGGATACTAATTTACAACGCATGATTACTTCCTCCACAAAAAAAAAGATAGGGGATAAAAAGAAGAGAAAACGGCCGATTAGTCCTTTCTCTTCATAAAAGGGGCTGTTAATTTTGCGGATGCTAAAAATGCTATTTCCACGGACATGTGTCGTTCGGTCTTCGTTCCACAAAATTGTTTTCAAGAATTTGCGATTCATCTCCATAATGGATTGCGTTGTGTGTCTCGTGTGATACGCATATAAGATACTCCGGATTAAAAATGTCTGGGTTGCGGTCGTTGATGTCTTGAGCCGTTATTGGGTTCATATGATGAATATAGACTCGACCTAAAATTGGCCTGTCATAGATTCCAAGATCGCAACCGTCATCTCGAAGTATTACTTTGTTTCGAACATCGCGCCAGGTTCTTGAATTATAGAATACTTGATTGAGCCATCTGTCAAACCCAAAGGTTTCAGCCCCAACCGATCCTGACAGTTTAAGATACTCGTACCGATCTTTAAAAGTTGGTAGAGCAATCATCTCTGAATATGTTCTTATCATTCTTCTCCCCCGCCTAATCCAGCATAACGAGTAAATGCTTTTAGGGCATTCTCGTAAAGTTCATCTGACTTTGCTGCTGATTGAATTGCTTCTGTCTTGGCTTTGAGTAATTCGTTTTCATGTCGAAGCTTTTCCAGTTCGAGTTCCGTCTTTCTCGATCCTCGCTTTAAATATTCTGTGATGATTTGTGACGATGCCGTCCCATCTCGCAGTTGTTGCTCTGCTAAATCAACAGCATAAGAAATCATCTGTGCCTCCCTAGCTTCAGGAGACAAAGTTCGTCTTACTTTAGACTTGGTTTCTGTCTCTTTCTTTTGTCTAGGCATAGACTTTATCTCCTTTCTAATTTACTTCCTTTCTACTTTGTTCATACTTTAGTGATAGTTTTACCCACCAAAAAGTCCAGGATAATTGGCACGTATCGACACACAGTAAAGGAGAAGACCAAAAACTATATGGCAATGTTTTTCCTGGACTTTTCACTAGGTAAACCTAAAACCCATTTTTCAAATATCCCGCCGGGGAATTTTTTAGG